GACTAGTGGGCTAGTAGCTGCAATGAATATTCATGCAAAGCAGTTTAAGCATTATACTAATTTGAGCAGGGTTATTACTGATAGCTTGGCGTTGAACTTGGGTATTGCGATTAATACGTGGGATAGGGAAACTGCTAAGTTTGGTAAGATTAAGCCGTCGCAAAGTAACGTGACTTCGCAAACGCAGACTAAGACTGTGATTGAAGGGACAAAGATTAGACACAGTGATCCGTTAAACACGATATTGCAGCCGGGAATTAGTGCAGAAGACTATCAGATGGAAGCGCATTATTATGCTACCATTGAGCAGGTCGATGAATATGATTTATTGCGTCGTGCGGTTAAGGGCGAGGTAGTGTTTTCAGCTGAAATGCGCGGCCTGTTGAGAAAGCTTGCGTTTAAAAAGGATATGAAATCTTCGGATATAACCGGCAATAAAGAATTTTACGCAGAACTTACTAAAAAGTATGGATTTTCTAGCTTTGGTTCTAAGTTAGGTCTTTATAACAACCGACCTAACATGCACAGACCGATCTCTGCTAACGTTGAGAATAAAGTCGATATTAAAGCGATGAAAAGTTTTGATTTTGAAGGCTTTTGTTCGGATGGTAAAAACATTAACTACGAAGAAACGCGGCCAGACTGCTGTAATGAGTTAATGACAGTTGTTATGCGGGCGCTGCCGGAGGATTTAGGGTTTAGTCGTGACGAAGATAGTCCGTTAATGACGAGAATTTACGAGGTTAAGATTTTAAACGGTTCTTATATTATCGGCATAAAAGAAATCGGGACTACTCATGGTATGATGAATATCGCGATAACTCGTCCACTTAGTGAACTTTCGCGCAATAATAGTCTGGCGTTAAGCGAGAAGCTTCTTCCTTTTCAGGAAGCGAGTAGTAGTTTGTTAAACACGTTTATTCGTAAAGCGCGAGGCAGTGCTAATAACGGTATGACTTATGCTCTGGATAAGTTGGTTAGTTCAAATCAGATTATTGATCCAGCTACAGGGTTTGTTCCCGTTGACATGGAAGAGATGAAGAAGCTTGGTTTGGATGATATTCGCAAAGTTGTGCATACTGTAGGTGGTGATGCACCAGATCAAAGTGCGCTAGTTGGCATGGAGACTTTGACAAGAAGTATGCAGGATGTAGTACCGACTGATGCGATTGATCAAATGGCGCAGCTGAATCGTCCAGTGCAGCATCAAAGTAAAAGACTAGCGGAACTCCAAAACTTGCACGTTTGGTGGTTGTCTCGCATTATCCACGAAGAACTAATGATGCCTACGACGCACATGCACACACAAGACTTGTTGAGTTTTCAGAAAGAGATTAACATTATCGGACCTGACGGGGCGCTGCAGACTATTGATCCTAGCGTGTTTGAAGAAGTTGATTTAGATGTTGCAGTTAGTGATGGTATGCGCGGGTTAGATACTCTGGCGATTGCTGATCGAGTTGAGAAGATATTGCAGTACGCGTTTCAATCTCGCAGGGTACAGAATGATATTGACGTTATTGCGATGACGAATTATCTGTTGCAGATGGATGGCGCTAATATTGATCTTAATATGTTTAGATACGAGAACGAGTTTGACAAGTTAAGTACAGAGGCTAAAGAACAAGCGTTCGCTATGTTGCAAGCTGCGGCTGCGGAACAGCAACAAGCCCCCGCCTAAATAATCACACGCATTAATGAAAAGGGAGAAAATTCGCGGGGAAGAAGGGGAGCGTTTACACGGATTAATTAATGACGAATAAGGGCCGACAAGGGAGGCACGCAGTGCTTCCCGCGGGCGAATAGCCCAGTCATTAATTCACTTGGTGTCAATGTTCCACGCAAGGTTCCGCGAGAATTTACGATACAACAACCAATAAACTAATCATCAAACTAATCATCAAACTAACTAACCAAAACATGAAAGAGAATAAAATGTCAAAGTTTTTCACACCAGCAGCGCCGCAAACTAATCAATCTGTAATTAACAACCCTTCACCGTCGTCTATCCCTGCCGATGTGGACAGCAATGGGAACGCGCAGACTACTACCGCAGCACAAGATACTAAAAATAACACGGTCGAAAGCCTTGTAGAACGCTTGACGACTGGTGGCGAAGTCTCTAATGTAACAAACTCCAATCAACAGCAACAGCTACAACCTAACAACCCGCAGGATAACCAACAACAAACCAGACACAACGACCCGACAAATCCGGACACTACTCAAGCATCATCTGTTGAAAAGATGTTAGAAGCTTTTAATGCGCCGTTTAAAGGTGAGTCGTTAACTGCTAAGTTTGATATTGAAAAGATTGCAGAGGGTATTCGCAACGGAGACTTGTCAGAATTGCAAGGTGCGGTAGAAGAAACTGCACAACAGAGTGTTAATCGAGCTAGTCAGGTTTTGCTTAACCTTATTCCTGACATTATCGACGCTGCCGAAAAGCGCGTACTTGAGCGAGTTAATACTGATAAAAGTGTTGACAATCTCTGGACACGATTTAAAGGCGAACACGAAGGCTTCGAAGGCGCGCGGGCAGTAATGGAACCCATGATCCTTAACGCTGTTAAAAACGGCGCAAACGAACAACAAGCTTTTGAAGCGGTTGCTATGATCTACGCAGGCATTAACAAAACTGCAAACGAAACGAAGACTAACAACTCTAACCCCGACCCACGTGATAGCGCGAGTAAAACATTCGATCTCGAAGCTTTCACAAAAAGTAATTAAACTAAGGAGACTAACCAATGTCACAGAATGGCTTGTTTGTAACAACAGACGCCGACCCCAGAAACGTTACCAAGGGGTTTGGCGCCGCTACAGTTAATTTGCAAAACGCAAATAACGCACCACTACTAACTGCTCTTAGCGCGTCGGCAGATCGCTCTTACAATGACGTGCGTATTGAGTGGGCAGAAAAGCAGCCATTAACTGGACTTAACGCAATCATCGGCACGCAAGATGGTCCGCAAGGTTGTTATCTTGTTTTGGCCGATGGTTGTATCGCTACTACTCATTCATTGTTTATGGTAGTTGCCACTGGTGAGATTTTCCGAGTATTGGGTAGTGCCGATAATGTTGTTACGGTTAAACGTGGTTTTGGTGGTACGCCAATTTCTGAAATTAACCCACAGAACGGTCGCGGTGTTGTTATTCAGCGAATTGGTTCAGCGTTTCCAGAAGGTTCTGAACGTCCAGAGCCGTTTACTCACTACACTACTACCCAACACAACTATAACCAGATTTTCCGTAACACTTACGCGCTAACACGAACTGCCGCGATGCGTAATTATCTTGACGGCGATCTTCGCTCACGCTTGCGTCAGGAAATGCTGATGATGCACATGCGCGATATTGAGATGTCTATTCTTTTCTCAGTTAAATCTATGTCACATGAAAACGGCAAACCACTGCGCACAATGGACGGTATGTATCGTCAGATTAAAACCAACATTGCTGCACCTGTTGACGGCATTCTTACTGTGCCTATGCTTGATCACTTTATTGAGCGGATTATGTCGCAGCAAATCGAGGGCGCAAGTCAGTCACGTATTGCCATTTGCGGACGCGGGTTCTTGACGTTCATTAACCGTCTTCATAAAATGTCAACACAGTATCAAGTAGACGGCACTGAAAACTTCCACGGTCAAAATATTACTAAATGGGTAACACCACACGGTGCTATTGATCTAGTTCCTCACGACATTATGACACAAGTTCCGGGTTATCAGAACGATCTTTTGATCCTGCACCCTGACGCGTTGTCGTTGCACTATATGTACGAAGGTACTGAAGACAATATGCACGCACAAGGCAACCAAGGCTTTGACGGGCATATTGGTGGCATTATCACAGAAATGACTACACGTCTTAAAGGCGAACTAACTTGCGGTATTCTTACAGGTGTCTGCGATGTAGCTGCCGAACCGCAACCGTTCTACCTTAAACAGCCTCACAAACCAATGCCTCGCACGGTTTGTCCACCAGAAAAGCTAGTCGGCTAAAGATTTTTACCTCAAGGTCTTAACCGCCCAGCTTTTAGGGGCGGTAGTTATTTCTCCATGTGTAGCTACCGCCTTTTTTAACGCTAATTAACGAAAGACAAAAACATGACAGATTTTTTCAACAAAGAAAGTTCAGACGTAGACGTTAAGTCTATTGACGGAGTAAACCGCCAAGGTAATATTGGTGATCTTGATAATACGTTAAAGAAAGATCGCGAAGGTCTTCCCGAGACTACCAAAACAGTAGGTTCAAACATCGCTGACGAAGCAATGCACTCGTCTTCTCCTTTGAATACACTAGCTTCTGCTGATATTCGTGATCGCGTTGCTCGGCGTTCTCAAGCTGTGACCGAAGCGTCTGGCGACACTATCTCCGATGAATTGTCAGAAATTCTAGAAGCAGTTAACCCTGAAGATCATACGCAATTTGCGAACCCGCGTTACTTTGAGCAAACAGGCAACCGCAAAGGCTTTACTCTGTACGCAGAAGTTGAAGATCAGCAAGCTTTTCCTATTCAGTTTGACAACGGCATTTACGTTACTTCGAGCATTGCGATTGTCGAAGCGATTAACCGAACTATCAGAAACAATCGCGCTAACGTTTCTGCGCATATTGTTGAAATTTCGGCAGAGCGTTATAAAGCAGTTCTCGCTTCCGCAGCGCAGGCTAGTCGTTTACGTTCGACTAACGGTCCGGTGACTACTTCGACCGTTGGCGGCGGTGGCCGTGCGCCCGCAGAACTGGAAAAAGAAAACGCTGAACTGCGTGACGAACTAGCTGCAATGAAAGCTAAAACTGAAAAGCTTTCTAGTTCTACAGCTTTCGGTAAACTTAAGTAACAAGAGGCTGCGCGAATGAGTACCTTTTCAGAGATTGTTGACGCAGTAGCTCAAGACACTGGACGTTCCGGTGCAAAGCAGCTACCGTCTGTCATTCGCGCAGTTAATTCCACGTTAATGGATTTTGAAACTAACGATAGTGAATACCAGCGCAGTGAGTTCGCTTACACGCACGATTATGAACGCTTCGGACAACAGAACGCTTTTGAAAAATGCAGTATCCCGCTTCCCGCAGACTACCAACGCATTGAAGCTATTATCACAGATTTAGATCAGATAGTTCATCGGGTTAAACCGGGACTTACTTCGATCTTATCTAAAGATAAAAACCGCTACTACATCGCAAACGGAATGTTGCACTTTGCGGCGTGTTTTAAAAAACATATTTATATATCTTACTTTCGTGTTCGTAGAGATTTTCTTTACTACCCACAACCAATGCGTTTAATCAGAACGTCATTAAACCCTATGCACGATTGTGCCTATGAGTATCGGCATCCTTCTACGGATACTTGGATACCCTACGATCCGACTAACGAGCAAATGCTACAAAGCTTTAACCGACACACTGATTGGATTTGCGACTTGTATGGTAAGATCGTTGAACTAGGCGCAGCAAGCACACTACATAACCGTTCAGGTAACGAGTCAATAGGTGCGAGATTGTATCAAGAATACCAAACAAAAAGGACTGCGATAGTCGCAGGCCGTGTATAAGGAGAGTTCTATGATCGGAGTATTGTTAAGCCGTAAAGTTATCGAAGGTATCGCGCGACATATTTTGACAACTTTTGGCGGCTGGTTAGTCGCTCAAGGTTATATCGACGAAGGTTTGTTTAAAGAATTGCTGGGCGCGCTCATGGTTATCTTTGGTATTATTATGTCAATTCTAAACAAAAAGAAGTAACGCTATGCCCGTCGGTGCTAACTCTCAAAATAACATCGGCGGGTTTAATCCCGCAGTATCTCGCACGCAAAGTTCAGCAATCCGTGTGCTTAACGGTAAAAACTTTCGTTGGGATTTTGACGGGCCTTTTTCTGGTTTTGGTAATAGCCAAGTTAGTGAACAGTTTACTGGTCATAGTTTGTTGCCTTATTACGCGACATTTAACGTTGAAAGCAAAGCTTATTTGTTTACACCTAACGGTGTTTTTGAGCAAAGAGAAAGTAATGATCCTGACAAGTGTTATACTGATTTAATTTGCAAACTAGCTTTCACCCCTTATCAGTGGCCTTGCGAAGAAGATAACGACTATCCTTGGTCACAAGCTTTTGTTGGTGATAGTTATTATTTTTCACACCCGACTGTTGGGTTGATTAAATACAACACTTATAAATGTGAGTGGTCTTGTTGCGAGTTAGTCGGAGAAGAGATTGAAAACGGCGAAGGTACTTTTTATGATTTTTCATGCCCAGAAAAAGGCTGTTTAATCACTGGACCTATTTTTGGTATTACACAAGCTGGAAACCGCTTAGTCATTCAAGCCCGCGATACTATCGGCTGGTCAGCAATCGACGACGGTTGTACTTTGTTTTGCGATCCGTTTTGCGGCGGTGGTTTTGTTAGTAGTTCAGTTGCTCGTTACGGTAAGCCGCTAGGCGTTTATGAAACCGCAGACGGGTTTGCAGCTTTTACAAGTAACAGCATTATTCGCGGTGCGACTATTGACAGTATTGGCGCGTTTAATGTAGCTACGTTAAGCAATAAAACTTTTCCTATCAATCCACACGCTATTACTCAACTTGACAATTTTCAAATAATGTTTTATAGCAATAAAGGTTTGATGCTTTTAGCTAATAACCAACTTGCTCCATTTGAGCCAGAGTTAAGTAACTGGTTTCATAAACTACTGCGCAATACTAATATTCGTTATGTTCAACACGGTGTTAAGCTGGCTTATGCTGAAGACACTGACGAGTTATTTGTGAGTGTTATTGGTAAGCCTAGTGAAAAGCTAAACCCTAATGTATATCCGCGCGCGTTGGTTTATAAGTTTATTTCAAAAAAATGGGGTAGCTTTGATCAACCTCACTATTTTATCGGACCCGTTAATGTCTCGCATAAAGTCGCGGGCCAAAATCTTGGGTTTATTAGCTGGTCTAATTATCTGCATCATTTTGACTATTCGCTAACTAACTCAGTTGGTGCTGGTTTAGAGTTAGATAATCTCGATAGTTTTATAACTGTCGGTCCTTTTCAGATAGCTTACGAGCAGCTAAGATCAGTTAAAACAGAGTTAACTTCATTTGATATTCATACAGAAGTTAATAATAGTTCTGGATTTAATCTAGGAATTATTGACAGTTATCAAGAAGATTTTAAATCTAGTAATTGGGAAACCTGTGCGTTTGCTAACTACGATGCAGATGTTTATTTATTATCTTCTAAAGATGCTCACGGTACTAATGAAAATTGTGAACAAGCAGAACTTTTAAGTAATGAAGACTGTTTTGTTAAAAATTACACTTGTTCTGGTGTGGGTGATTATCATACAATTTCGATAGTCGCATCTAGGGTCGGCAGTTATTATTCAATAAATATGATAAGTGTCCAGCTAGTAAGCAAAGAAACCAAAGCCTAATTAAAGGGGACTGGAATGAGTAGTCATACTCCAAACGGAACTAATAAAAGTTTCGGATCAATTAGTCGTTGGTTTTTCAATCAACGAAAAGCTGACAAAACAATTCTTCGACATGGCGCACTTTCGATTAATATGTGTACTGGCGTTTTATCTGTTCATGACGGTAAAACGTGCGGTGGCATTTTTCATTATTGCCCTTGCACACCTGACGGTAGCCCGATTGCCCCCGCATTAGATATGGACGACGCGCCAGTTTTGAACGACAACTGCGCAGTTCCGTGTGAGCCAAATGAAGACGTTAGTGATACGTCAGATGATCCAGATAACGCTCCAGTTATCGGCGATCTTTAAAAACAATAACGAAGGATTAATTCAATGACAAATCAAGTATGGGGTCGCAATACTGAAACAGGTGCTAAAGGTTGGTTCAACCTACCTGAAAAGTTGCTTGACTGCCCGCAAGATCAAGTTAGTGTTATCTGGAAAGACGGCGATGGGATTGAGTTTGTTGTAGAGCCTGAAACTGGGCCTAACGGTGAGACTTGTATTCGCATCGTTAACACACATCCAGCTAACGGTAATTCCAATGGATGCCCGACAGAAGCAGTTGAGTGTTGTGAAAACTTTACCGGCACAGAAGGTTGTAAGTATCCAACCAAACCAAAAGAAGGCGATTATCATCTTAACGGTGGTGAAAACGGTTGGTTAGAGATTTACGACGGTAAAAACTGGTTAAAAATCTGCTTGCCTATTGGTTCGTTATTTGATTTTACTAACGAAGAAGGTCGCGACTTTACTTGGCGCATGGTTGAGTGTGACTGCGACACTAACACATTTGTTTGGGAAGACGCTACTGAGATTCACGTAGTTACAATCAATGGACGTCCGACTACCGAGAGCGATCCGCAGAACTACTCGTACTGCGAGTTGCCTGTTTTGCCTGAAGTTAACAATGCTTCTGAACTTGAAGATGTAATCTTTAGTGTTTGTTATAAAGACCTAGGCTATCAAGTTGATGCAGATACTATTAAATCATGGTTTGAGTTTAATGCGCCCGCTGGTGATCCCGCTGATGCTGGCGGTATTGTTTACATTAACCAAGACGGAACTTACGAGACTGCTTCGTTTGAATACTTTTTCGAGCGTGCTTGTTATGATCTTCCTAGTCTGGATAACGAGTGTTCGGATTACACTCCGGTAGCTTGGGTAAAAGACTCAAATGGTTGCGGAAAGCTAGTTAAAGCTAGTATCCCACAATTCCCGCAGGGTTTTAAGACGATCACTAAAAGCATTGAAGGTTCTTTTAACCACACGTTTACACTAACAAATAGTGATCCTAGTTATACTGGCGATCCTACTGTTCCTAATGACTCAGGTTTCTGGCAAGAGATATTCAACGATCCTGATAAAATGGACGAGGATTATGTCGGCAAAGTTGTGTTCAGTAAAGACGAGTTCTGCGGATTGCAAACCGCAGGTAACAAAATTCAAGTCCGCATGGATGCTATTATCGGTTATCGAATAGATACTGATAACCCTTCGAACAATGCAATCGCTCCATATCAATGGGGTACTGCATTGCGAGTGAACGGGAATATTATTGCGCGGAATGGAGACCAGTACGGTCTGAACACCAGTGGTAACAACGCAAGTCAACCTGATCTTCTAGCTGGTGAGTGGACTACTGATGGCGACGATATGTGCGTAGAAGTGTTGTTCATTCTACTTTCAGCCGAAACTGGTAATAATAATCCCGGTACTGTTGGCGATGTTTTGTCAATCGACATGGCGGTAGCTGGCGTAACTATCACGCCGCTATTGTAAACAGTTGTCTCCAGATATCTAAAGCTTTAAGGATTAATTCAATGTCAAAGAACACTCCGACAAACCAAGATAAAAAGATCACAGTCAGCGCAGATACGTGGCAGTGGTTGCAAGATAACGACTTGATTAACACTCAAGTTGTTGACAGTTGTGGCTGTACGACAGTTCAGTACACTATTGACTGGGAAAAACTCAGCGTTAATACTAAGCTTTGTGAGCAACTTCTCGCAGAGTTAGGTGACGCTTGTGGTGCTACTTGTCTCGCTGAATTACAGGTACTATTCGGTAACGGCGATCCAGCGACTACTGTGACACATTCTTCTAAAGACGGTTCTGTCACGTTTATCACGACAGTAGACCCTGATACGGGCGCGGTTAATTACGACTGGTCAGTTGACCTGTCTAATGTTGACACTAACAACATTGTAACGCTGGCAGATGATGGGCTTAGCTTTAACGTCACAAGCCCGATTACTGGCATTACTACTAATTATCCCTTCCCGCCAGCCGGAAGCACAGAAACCGAAGGTCTGTTTGTTGACGGAACTGTTAATCCGGTAATTGACCTCGACGCAGGTACGATAACTTATCAGACTATCTTTGATGTTTCTGGACAAGCAGGTCCGCCGCTTGTTCAAGATATCTCTGCTTTGATAGCTGCGTTAACTTCGCCTGATAATGTTCATAGTTCAATGGGTAAAGTCACTGCTGACGATGATCTAGCTGGCACAGGCGTGCTTGATGTTTGTGGTGATGCGCTGGTTAGCGGTAGCAATTACATTACACACACTTCTGGCGATGGTGTTATCTCTTACATTCCAATGTCTACTGGCGGTAATCCGTTGCAGTGTGTGGATATGGACGATCCAGATAATCAGCCTGATATAAATATTTCAGACATAGCTTTTGATCCTACAACTAATACGTTTTTTGGCTACTGCGACGGTGAGTGGCGGTCACAAGGCGGTGAAGATGCTGGTGTTTATGTAGTTGGCGATACTTGGGACGATAACGGCGTAACGGTTACTATCACAACAGACCCAGCTACTTGGCCGCGAGTTCCAGCAGGGTTTACTCACCTGATCGTCGTCAACACAGATAACGAGATAATTGGTGAAGTTAAGTTTGATATTATCACTGGATTATCTACGCCGTATACTCTTGCTTGTTGCGAAAACGAGTCAATGGGCGAAGGTTGTGTTGTCGCAGGCGCGAGTTACTGCGTCTTGATGGACAAGCCTATCGGTAGTTATCGAGGCGGTGCTCCGTATAACAACCGGAATATCGCTGACGGTACTCCCGTAGAGATGCCTATCCAAACAGTCACTTTCACTAACCCGAACGACGCGCCACATCCTGTCTTCTTTACCTTTATCAACAGCGCGTCGTTTAAGCGTGAATGGTTGTTCAAAGGTTTCTATGGTGCACGCGCTTCTGGTGCTACTCAAGAAGTCGTGTTTGCGCCGATTGACAGTAAAGGCTTGTATGTTGGCACACCGCCTCGACAGCTAACTGGTGATCCCTTGCGTGGTGTGTTCTCTGGTAATGCTAATCCTGAACGATTGTTTATTAACTTGGCTCATACGCCAGTTGACGTACAGCGATCTAATCATGACGTTTCACCGTTTGTTATCGACCCAGCTGATTTAGACATGGGCCAGTCGATACTTGCTAACTCGACTAACTATATGAATGTCGAAGGCGATACCGGACTCAATATGCTGATGCTTGAAGCTAATGAGACAGTCACGTTTGGCGTCATGGATTGGCAACGTGTAACAAGGACGCTTCTTGCCAACAACGCTGGCACCATGACGCATGACGATTTAATGCGAGGTGATACTGAAACTTGGTACGAGCATAACGTTGCCCGCGATAACTCAGGCGATCCTTTTGATCGCCGTGAGCGCTACTGGTGGCGCGTCCATAATCAGTCAGGCGTTTACATCGAGCCAATTAATGTCCTTTCAGGACAAAAGCCTGTTGAAATTGAAAAAGGCACTATTACAGTAGAAGAAGGCCGACTGTTGGCTGGCGTTGATGTGGTTTAAGGAGAAATACAATGCAGACTTTTTTTATTAAACTTGGTGATTTCGACGTTAGTCACGAAGGACTAGGGGCAACTTTTCAGCCTGTTAAAGCAGACAGTGCTGAACAAGCCGAAAAAGAATTTCGCAATAATGCTGGAGAAACCGCGAAACTTTTGAAGTTAGTTGTTTACTCTCAAGAAAAAGTCCAGAAGGTTTTTGACGGTCTTTGGTCAATTATCTCGACAGGTGAAGTAACTTACTTTTCCGACAAAGGATTGCGTGATTATTATCAAAAAGAATGGATCACTGGTGAACTTCCGTTTTCTGCGCTTGTTCGCGGAAAAGAAACCTTAAGCAACCCTAAAGAATTTTTGGCTCATTTAAAAATTAGTCAAGCAGAGCATACCGCTGCTTACTGGGCCGAACAACGTGCAATGGAAAGCCGGATTAATGAAACGAAGACAGCGATTGAGAAACGTGCTAAGGAACGCGCTGAATACCGTCAAAAACAAATGGCGCGAGGTACGGAGAAAGCTGATGAGTAACTTCACGCCCAACAAACCTTGGGTGACTAACCAGCTAGTCGTGGACACTGACACTGATCCTGACACGGATTACGTGGCTATGGGGGAGAACGTTATCTGCGCAATCCCTCACCATCCACGTAATCCTAACGCGGTTTTTGAAGATGCAACAATTCAGGTTTATCTGAATTGTGATCCTAATGACTTACCGTTATCAGGTGTCGTAGTTAACTTAGAGTTACCTGACGGCACTTTTGTCATGGCGGGAAATACAAACAGCCTCGGCGTTGTCGAGTTTACTGTTAACATTAATGCGACAACAAGTTATGTTGTTGTAGTTCCTGCTGTTTTGTCTGGATCGAAACAACTATTATCAAGTGGAAATTTCACAAACGGAACTTCCGCGCCAGTTTCTATTGGACCTAATCAAACATTGCTTTTGCAAGCGGACTACAAGATAGAGTGCTCAACAACTCTTGACAATATTTCATTTTTACTTCCTGACGGGCTTGCGCCAAATATTGTACGTGTTAAATCAACTGAAATTGGTATGGATGATCCTAGTGATCCCGACTATGTTGAAAAGCACGATAATGATTTTAGAACAACTTTTTCAGACGCGTATACTTACACGGCGCCGCAAAATGTTTTAACAAACTGGCGTAATGCTGGTTACTCGTTATCAGACATTGCTGATCACTGTTATAAAGAAAGCGGTAGCTACGCTATTAACCGGACTGTTACTAACAAACAAACAGGTTGTGTTTCGGTGGCAGCGCCTAAGACTATTACTTTAAATGACAAGTCGTCAGTGTTTGATGATACTAATACTTTTTATATCTCGCCAACGTTAACCCCTAATCCTGCTGACCCTGCGATGCTGGTTTTTGCTACGGTTAAAAACGCGTTTGATTACTCAATTAATCCTGCGTTATCGTTGACGAGAACTAGATATATCCTTGAAGCTAATACAGCCCACAAGACGCTTGGCGTGCGGGTTCGAGATTATCATCCTGATATGTGTGTTGAGTTTTTAGCAGGTGCTTCTTTAGAGCAGGTTAATCCGACGCAGCAATATATGTTCTGGTTTAGTGATGCTAATAAAAACTTCCGTTTAATTAACCCTGTTGTTTTCGGAGATTGGGATCCAGTTACTGAGACGGGTAACTTTAGCAGTAAGTTTATTTTTACGACAGGTGCAAAAACTCCAAATATTCTTGTCGTTGACGGGTTCTTAAAAGGTATGCCTGACAACTTTGTTATTTCAGGTAGCGGCAGCGCAGGCGTTGGTGGGCTTGGTCTGGTTAATACTGCCGTTGATGGTTACGCGAACTACGGTGCGTTTATGGGTGCTGGTATCTGGCATAGTCGTTTAGGTACTAGAATTATTCAACTACCAGAAGCGCAGTCTGGCGGACCTAAAGACGGGTTTAACAATGCACACGGTTGTTTCCGAAATAGTTCACAACAACCCGTAGAGAGTGTTGTCGAGGGTTGTGATGCGTACACTGCTAACGGCTGGATCGCTAATGTGGTTATCGGCGGGGTTCCTTATTATACCGAACAACCTTGCGAGCGCATTAACCAAGAGCAGATCGCTGGTAGTGTCGAGCGGTATTTGAGAAGTTCTTTTGAAGGTGGCTTTAATCTCATGGCTAACCAGAATAAAGATCAATCCGGCGGGGCGGCAGCTGGTGTTACTAACTGTGATGCTGATATGGTTGTTTCTTATTGTGTATTTGTTGCTTCGCATATGACGCAGAGTTATATCGCTTTAGCTTCCAGCGGAATTACGATAAAGAACAACTTGTTTACTGTCCCCGATGTTAATGAAATTGCTGATGTTTTTGAAACTTCCGAAGTGCTGGCTTTGTTGCAGCCGATAACCGCAGGTGTTGGTTTACTTCGTAACAAAGTAGCTGGTTGCACTGTGCATGATAAACGTACTGCGGCAGTTAATCAGCAAATCGCGTATATCAGAGATTTAACAACTACCATCAGCCCTAGTATGGTTATGGAAGATAATGTTTTAGTTCAGCCGAATAAAGGCGCTATTGCAGATCAACCGCTTACGCAGGCAGACTTGTGGCCGCCGAGAAGTCTTGGATATATCGACATTAACACAGGTGTTCCGACTGTTGTTGCGGGTACTGCGTCACCTGCGGGTGGCGTTCCTGAAAGCAAGCCTTTAGCTGGAAATCCTGCGATAGCTAGTGCTGTTAAAACGCGCTGTCGTGATCTTTCAGGTAACATGCGTGTGCAGCCTACAAACCGTGGTTGTTGGTAAACAGCTTTTACGGTTAATTAATTAGAGGATAATAAGATGAAAGTGGAAATTAACGCAGACGCAGGTGGACGTCAGCAAGGCTGCTGCAATAGCTGCCATCAAAAAGTTTGCTGCTGTCACCGCGGGTTAAAGCGTCAACACGGACGCGACTGTCATGATGGTAGTCACGGCAACAATATCATGGTAACTCAAAGCCACACTGTTTACAACAACAACGGTGAAAAGTGCGGAGTAGCTTCGAGTGATAAAAATTGCGCCGAAGATCATGATGAAATCACAGTCAAAACTGATGATGATAAATGCTGTGGAAGTAGTGACGTTATCACCACGATTAACAAAACCAGCGTTGTAAATATTAATACGGGTGGAAGTACCCAAGTTGATAAATACCGCTGCGCGCCGAAGACTAAAGACTGTGTAAAAGTCGAAGAACCTTGCGGTTGCGAGGAAAAACCTGAAACACAAGTTAAAACTAACGGAACGGTGATAAGCTAATGACTTGTGGAACTTGTGGAGAAATCAGAAAAGAAGTTATCGACGGAGTGCTTGCACGTAAACCTGCGAAAACTATCAAAGCTGTTGCCAAGGGAGTTATCCATATGGCAATGGGAAGTAAGGTAACGCCGCTTAAAGGCAAGCCTGTTAAGAAGTAAACTAATAACCAAGGAGACTACAATGCCACCTATTAATGCAAATTCAGGGTGTCCACCCCAGACCGGACCTAACCTGACAGCCGCTGAAATTGAGCAAGCGTTTTGTAACGCGTTGCAGAACTGTATGCCGCAACCGCTAGAAGTTACTGCGGACTCGGTTTTGACTGCTTTGCTTGAAAGTATTGCAGACGATATTATTGCGCAGTTGATTGCGACTGGTGATGATCTGGCTAATTCACTAGAAGATATTACAGTAACTATTGACACGTCGGGCGGACCTGTTGAGGTAACTGGAACAGTGTCTATTTCAGGCGATGTTACTGTTGACTGGTCTGGTATCCAAGATGCGTTGAATGGACTTGAAATAGAAGTAACGAATTATCAAGATCTTGTTGATATTTTGACTGATCCGGCTACTACGCTGACGATTGATGGTTCGGTTACTGCTTTGATTGATCCTACGCAGTTTGCGATTATCGAAGATTTGCTTGGCACAATTAACGACACGCTTAAAGCGATTGTTCGTAAAGATTGGGAAGTGATTGACTTCTGTATCGTTGACGCTGATGGTGTTCCTGTTCCTTTAGTTGGGGTGTTTTCTGAACGCGGTTATGATTATCTAGGTAATCAGGTTTCAGAAATTGTTGTTTATTCAAAGTTTGATCCTACGGTTCCTGAATGGACTAGCTATGCGCTGCAAGCTGGTGATCAAGTTGTTGAGTGCTCTCGTCAAACAACAAATACTGTGCTGGTTATGGAAGGCTGTTATGAAGGCGCCGACGGAGAACTTTACCAAGGTTATTCTGGTATTAACAGCATTGACGGTACTCTCGCTTGGGGTCCGCTGGATAAAGGCGATCTGGGCTTTGTTGCGTGTTGTCCTAAAAAAGCTACTGTGCAAGCTTGCGTTAAGATGGAAGCTTTTGATTACTACTCAGAGAAAGAACTTGAAGCTGGACAAACTATGTCGTTTACCGTTAATGGCGGTGCGCCTATTGTGATTGATTATCTGGCTATCGGTGACGGTGTTAATAAGTCTTCTTGGTATGGTCCGGTTATTGCAGCGGTTAATGCGCTTGGTCCTTGGACAATGACGATAGACACTGACGCAGGTGTCGGAACTTCGCAGCGTCCGGTTTGGCAGATCGACTATAACGGTGTTGGTGGCGAGTCACTAGTTATTACTCAAAACAGCGACACTCGGACAATTAGTGTTGATGCGGCTGGCGTTTTGACTAGCGAGGCACTTGGCGGTACTACACCGTTCGGCACTGATCCGTTTACCGCTTGTAGTGGTAAGTAAATGAGTAACCCGCGCAAAGATTTAAGTGTTGAAAAAGAAAAAGTTCTTGAATTTTTGCGCGGGTTTATTAAATATGATTTTTGTAAAAAGCTGTATATTAACGGCAGCCGTTCACCAAAATCAAAACGAAAGCCAAGAGAAGACAGCGACTGGGATTTTTTGTGCGTTAGTCCTGAAGGTAAATACTTCATCATGAACCCACGAGATAACGGTCTGCATAGTGATATTGTAATAATCTGGGAAGATATGTTGCAACACTACTCCGCAGCTGTTGAAATTTGGCCCCAAGATAAAAGCGGCGAATTTGCCGAATTAGGAGATAACTATGCCGCCAATTAAACCATGTTGTGAAAAAGATAACGTAGCTGTTGATCCGTTTGCAGATTACGAAGAAGTAGAACTGTTCGAGTACCGTGATATTTGGGCGGAAGAAAGTGGCGCTATGACTAATAACTCTGCGGAGTGGTCATACGGTAATGGCGCTACTGGATTTATCGGACTACCTATTGATGCGGGATGGTTAGTAGAAAGCATGTACTTTCACGCGGATACTTACGCGGCGCGTACACGGATAGAAGTTGCTTTGCTGAATTACGGTAACACGCCTAGTTCTGCTGCGGCTAACAGGCTCACGTCTATCACGCTGGCTAATGCAGCCGACGGCGGGGGACAAACTAACAATGCCTATAAAATGGTCAACTCTAATGATGTGCCTATTCCAGTAACCGGAACACATACTGTTATCGGGTTCCATACTGTGTCGTTACGCGGTGCTGCTAGTGATGGGCGTGTTGGTGCAAGACTTCGCAGAAGTCTCGGTTTCTTTCTTCGTAAAAAATAAAGGATAATCAAATGAAAACGTTTCAAAAAGGTTCGGGCGATAATACGCTAGTTTATCCTTTAACTCAAACTGCTTTAGGTAATTTGATACCTAGCAAACTAGCTTCTCCACGTGTGGGTAAACCTCACGGTATTGTATTGCCGCATCAGTATAGCACTGTCGCAGGTTTGACTGAAATGTGTGATGAAGTTATTTATGCACATGCGCAAGTTCGCCGAGGTGAAATGCCTTGGGGGTTTTTGCGTAAACATTGGGACAATAGCTGGGGAGAGTTTCCTGAGTTTCCTGAATTGTTAAAACGCGAAGGTTTGTCTATTCGCAACCCGCAGGGATTAGCTAACATTGTGCATATGGATAAACCGTGGCACTTGTTTAGTGCTATGCAAAGCTGGTTACTCTCAACAGGCGCTTTACCTAAAGAACAAATCAGCCCAGAGCATAACGATTTTCTATCCAAAGTAGTGCATCCGATGAACAAGTTTAGCACGCTACTTAGTCAATGGATGGAAATGGCTTTTGAGGCTAAGTATTATTTCGGCAAACCTCGCCCCGAAGAAATGCAAGGTACGAACGTTAGCTACTATCCAGAAGGTTGCCCTACGCACCCCGAAGTACCTCCCGGCCATTCTGTCACTTCTTGGGGTGCAGTTAAGTATTTCCAAGATCACTGGCATTTGACTGATGAACAATCTGCCGCGCTTGTAGCTGCTGGGTTTTACTTTAGTAACGCGCGTAGTTTTTCTCTCGTTCACTACGGTCCGGCTAATCGCCTTGGTCGTGTTATAGTTGGGTTGGATTAACCAATGAACTTTGCGCAAAATTACGCAGGTCGATTGATCGGTTTCATCTTGTTTATGACTGTGATTTGTGGCCTAATGTTTGGACTGTTTTACTACGCAGATGCAATAAACGAAACAGTTAAAACAATAATGATCGTGATTATCGGGTTGTTTGCAGAACCTGCAACTACTGCGTTTAAGCGAATCGCTGATCCGGCGGCTAATGACTTGACTAAATACGAAGAAGAAATTCAAAAGCTGCGCTCTGAAATACATGAGTTGCGGATTGAAACTAACGCACGAGACGAGGAACAACGTCGGATTATTAACTTGCTTCTTGCACGAGACGAGGAACAGAAAAACCCGTCACTCAAAATAACTAAACAAAAAGGTACTAACTAATGGCACAAAGAACTTCAGGAAATCCTGCTAACCCTTCGGTTGGTGATCCAATTCGTAACGCTATTTTTCGCGACCCTAATGCAGTAAAAAGCTATAAAGGTGTACACGGACAGATTGGCTTTTTACTCTGCGCAGGTAATATGCGCGGTATCTTGTTTGATGGTAAAACGTGTGGTGGTGTGGCGCACTGGCCTTTGTTTGCTCCCAACAGCGACTTCTCAAATTTCTACGCACTAGCTGACAACTGTCTTGACGTTAGTGCGCTGATGGACGGTTGCCCGCCAGAAGATGAAGAACCAACTGACGAAGAAATCGCACTTTGCGCATCAACAAAAATCGGCGCTGACTTAACAACAGGTAACTCGCAGTTGTCTTGGGACGGTGTTCTGTACTCAAGTTCCACAATAACAATCTCTAATGTTGTAGGTACTTTGACGGTTACTGACTCGGCAGGCGTTGATCATGTACTTCCGCAGGATGGAACAGTTGTTAGCGGAGTAGCTGCTGGTGCAACAACAGGTGCGGTGTTTGATGGTACTTATGACGTTACTAACGAAGACGGGCTAACAGCAAGTTGCGAACAAACTGCCCGAGTTACTTCTGCATCGGTTATCGTACTGCTTTAAATTAGAGCAACGATAGCTTATCTAAACAGCACAGGCTTCCTCCCAGCTTGTGCTGTTTTTGTTTGGAAAATTAACGTGTATTTACACGAATTTGGCGGGGCAAAAAAGTGAACCGAAGGTGAAGCGCAAGCTTCGCCGTAGCGTGAAACGCGATGCTCCGACAAACTTGGTGTCAATATCGTTAATAAAGGTTCCAAACTAAAAGAGTATTAAGGAAACAAAAACATGACTGATTATTCGTCCGATAAAGAACTAACCGACTTAGATGTAAGTCAGTACAATATTGTCACATACGAACGTCCCGCCGAGGCTATTGGAGTGATTGCTACGTTGCTGCATTTTGATTATCGTTATGCTAAAATGCCAATGTCTCAAGTTATTAATGAAATCACTTCAAGTGTAGCTGGAAATAACTACGTTGTAGTTGTTCGTCAGGTTGGTGAGAAAATTCAACCAGTTGCTTTGCTTGGTTGGAAGTATGTTAACGAATATACTTTGCTTTTACAGGCTAATGATATCAGACCGCTTTCACCTGCGGAGTCTAATCAAGGTGATATTTGTTTGCTTAGTGTTTTTAGTAGTCCTTTTTCTTCACCTCATCAAATGATGGAGTTTATGCAAGAAAATTCTAAAAAATTACAATCACTAAAAGGGGTGGTAGGTCTTGACAGTTTATTCAATCCAGTGCAGTATTAATAAACCGAAAAACTCAGCGCTGAGAGGTAGTTCGTAAAATGACTAACGTTACTGTAAACCTTAACGACACTTTTCAGTGGAAAAATTCTTCGCAACGTATCTTTAGTTACGGCGCAGGTTTAAATTATAACAACACTTCTGATGATACTGATCGTGACACTAATTCGACAACAAAACTATTCGACGAAGATCAACTAGCCAAGTTGTCTGATCTTGTCTGTCAGTATTATGATCACTTTGCAACAGGTATCACGATTAGTAATCGTGAAACTATCCGTGAGTATGCTGACTGTTTTTGGACTTACGCTAAAGAAGAACTTTACGACGCATTAGAAGAACAAGCTGATGCGATAGCTGACGAAGAACGTCGGCGGTTAGAAGAGGAACTTTGTTCTCGGATAACTACGTTAAACTCTATCGCTGGAACTACACGAGGTTGTTTTCCGCAAACTGTTATTGCTAAAACTTTGTCAGATAACGCTACGCAAATGGCTGCGATGCGGGCTGAAGCTAATCTTAACGCAAGAACGCTGGAAGCACAAACAGTAGCCAACGCTTTTGATCGTGCATACGCAGCGTATATTCAGGGTGATGAAGCTGACTTTGGTAAGTACAGTAACTTGCTTCAAGTTTTGCGCGGGGCTTGTGCGACAGAAGATGTTGAAGACAATATCGCTCGCGATATTTCAGAACTCGGAGTTACTGCTAAGTTCAATCAATCGGTTGCTAATATTTCAGATACTTCTGGAGATTATATCGACGATAGTCAAGACGTGGTTGACGCAGGTAGTATCATTAATGACATTTTAGCAGCTGCGGCTGCTGCGGGAGGAATTTAAGTTATGGGCGTGTTAGATGATTTTTTTCTAGGTCGTAATCGTGAACGTAGACAACTCGCATCTTCACAGTTAGAAGATTTGCGTAATGCTAAGGTGTTGGCTTTAACAGAACGCGGCGCGTTAATTGAAACCGCTGATCGACGGGCTAGTACAATGGGTGCTGCGACTGCACTGTTGCGAACTACTGGCGGATTACCTGAAGGGTTTTTTACAAAAGCTTCGCGCGAAAGCCTTGTTGCTTTTAGAGGCGATACAGGTAAAGAGACCGCAGGTTTACTAGCTTCGCGTGGTATCGGCAAAGGTAGTACAGTTAGTGATCTTGCAGGCGCTTTAGGTAGCGGCGGAGAAGCCGCTTCTTCTAGCAGAAAAATTGCGGAAGAAATTGATCTTTATCTTAAAGAAAACCGTAAAAACGGTAGAGCTAACGCGTCAAGCACTGGCAGTAGATTTGGCGGTTCAACTAGCCCGTTTTCTTCTGGTCAATCTAATCCTACGCAAAGCTTCCAAAAAGGTTATGGTTTAGTTAATTTGAATAATGATAACGAAGATATCAATGACTTAGGCAAGTTTCTTGAAAATCTTTTTCCTTCAACTCGGCGTTACTAAAATGGCAATGATTAACGATCCTAAAGCTTTGGCTATTTACCGTGATTTTAACGCGCGGGTTTCTGCTGCGCAAACTCAGCGTGTAGAAGGTCGTCGTCCGCAGATTAGACCTCAAGGTTTAGTTAATTCTAGCTACGTTAGCGCAGACGATAGGGATATTTTAATTCGTACTGTTATCGGTGAAGCTAACGGCGAGTCAATGACTGGACAAGCTGCTGTTGCTCACAACGTTTTAAACCGCACTCGCGATAGTCGTTATCCCGACAGGATTAAAGATGTTGCTTTACAAAAAGATCAATACTCTACTTGGAGAGACCCTAATGCTCCAACTGGCGACGCTTTAATCGGCGGTAACAGTTTAGCCACGCGTTATAATCCTGGAGATAGACAATACGACCGCGCTGCGGAAGTAGTTGATTTAGTTTTATCTGGTGAAGTTCCTGATATGACTAACGGTGCTGTTAATTATTATGCACCTAAAGGTATGCGTAATGGTATGGCTCCCCGATGGTGGGCTAGTAAGCTTGCTGAAAGCGGCGGAGAGTTTATTACTATTGGCGGTCACAGGTTTGCAGGTAAAAGTAATAATCTTGGCGCTCAAGTGTTTGACACTAGTGGACTAGGATATGAAGTTAATCTTGATGAAAAACCCGTAGGCGATGTTTACGCCGATCCTGATAAGTTTCGTCTTGATACATCTATTCGGTTATCTAATGAGGCTTCTGTTAATCTTGGCAATGCGCGTAATACTAATCGCAATTCGTCGGATACACCTTCAACAGACTACGATCCAGACTACAGTGATTTAATTGCTCAACTTCAAAACAATTCTAGAGAACCGTTGCAACGTAACGAGTTGTTTCACTCGATGGTTAAAGAGCAACACAATCAACTTGACCGCGAAATTTCACAGAAGCTTTCGGAGTAAAAAACATGGGCAAGCGACCACAAGCACGCGGTGATAATACTGCTACTAAGCCAGCGTCAACTACTGCGCAAAGCAATACTGATTTGTTTGCAGCGTTTGCTTCTGCAAGTAATGATAAAACTGACCCACAACAACTCGCGACTATTACAGGATTTGCTAGTAACTTAGCAACTCTGCAAGGAACTAACCAAGGTTCTTCAAAAGCGGCGCGAGATTTAGTTGAGGGCAGGCACGCTAACAGCGCTGCAGTTTTAAATCAGTATGCGGCAGCAGGTGAAGAAATCACGCCAGAAATGCGCGGTATTATTGACGAGTTAGATAACCTTGCACACCACGGTAATTCAATCTCTGGAATGGATGATCGTATTCGTATGCGTTGGTCTGGTGCTGGTGCAGGAACTTATGACATTAAAGCTTTAGAGCGTCGTGAAAGTGAATTAAATAAACAACTTGCTGATTTAACTCGCGGAGTAATGACAGAACCTCAACAGCTTGCTTTGCGTAGTGACCGAGCGAAAACAACTATTATTGAAAATCAAGCTGAACAAATTGCTGCGGCTGCGTCTCCTGCGGAAGTAGCCCGATGGGATAGTGTTTTAGATGAAATGACTATTCCGCAAATTGGTCAGATGTTATCTGAAGGTAAGCTGCAAGATATTCCAAGAGCCTATGTGCAAGATCGTCAGCAAGCAATGATAAAGAATAAATCTAACGAACAGATTAGCTTGCTCCAAGGTAACGTAGCCGCTAATGCTTTGCAAGCAGATAAAATTGCAGTTAATTATTCTGACCCACAAATTTTGATAAACCTTATTGACGAGTTTGACTTAACTAACCAACAGTTAATTGAAAACGGCGAACCGGCACTACGTGAAATTGATTTAGGCGCAGGTGTTGGTAAGTTTCCTGCGGGAATTGTCCATCAAGCTTTGGGATTGTTAGTAGAAGCTGATGAAAGTGGTCGCTTAGTTGGTAGCGGAACAGACTTAGATATTGCCACTAAAACAATGTTAAACCAAATAGGCGCAAGTAATCAAAATCGTATTGGCGAGTTTTATTTAACTTTGCAAAGGATGGGTGTTGATATTAGCACGTCAAATAATCTCACCGCTGGAGTTCAAGCTGTTGAGGATTCTTTAACCAGCGCTTTATTAAGAGGTGACTTAGAAGAAGCTGGTAAAGCCGGAGAACGACTTACTGACGAACTAGGTAAAGCGCGCGAAGAACTAGTTAAAGGTGCTGGACGTAATATCCCTGAACTGGAAGAAGCTTATCGCAGTTTATTTAACGTTGACGGGTTTACTAACCTAGGCATGGCACAGGATTATCTTGAGAATATTACCGATGATCAACGCGAAGTTGAAGTTACAGAAAAGTATAAAGAAGTCAATAACATACTAGAGATTTTAGAATCTGTTGAATTTGCTAGTGACGCTGAATTATATTCTGACAATTCAGGACAAAGAACACCTGCTTCCGGTAGAGTGCCTTTGCCTTTACATAATCTTTTTTCTAACGATCCAAACGCACGAGCTAGTTTAAAACAGGCTTTCGTTGGTGAGATTACTAGTGATATCTTGATGCGTGGAATACGTGCTAGTTACGCTCAACTTGGTCAAGAGATTAGTGCGCGCAGTGATCTGCAAGACGGACAAAAAGCGGATATGTTAGAGCGTGTGCAAGCTATGCACGATGAAATATTTAACCCGATTACAGGAACAATAACAGGTTCCGCTGCTCGAAATTTAATAGGGCGCGTAGATTTTAAAGTAACTGACAGAGAAAATCCTGAAAGTACAGCAGGGGTTACTTTGCCTGACATGAATGGAAATCCTGTTCAGGTTAAGCAGTTGAATTTATCAGCGCTAACTGCGTTGTCTTTAGATCATCAGGCTACTTTAGTTGAAATGGGTATTGGTGAAGACGTAGCTAATCCTTTAAAGTTTGCTTTTGATAACATGGAAAGATTTTCTGAAGAAGCAGCTGAAGCTTACTTGCCTAGGTCTGGTACAGATAAAGCGTTGCTTTCTATGTTCAGCGAAAGATATGCTAACAACGTTGCCGATCGCGAAGGTCGAGTAGTGTTAAGATCACTTGCTGAAACTTTAGGGAGTAGTTTAGAAAAGAACTTTCAAGATAGTTTTATTAATAAAGAGTTTGAAGAAGCTGATAGTGTTTTAGAGTTAGCTGTGAGTAATGATTTTGAAAGTAGTTCGGTTTACGAAGAAGCTAAAAATAATTATCTTCGAGAGATTATGACTGATACTGCTGCAAATAATATTTCTCAAGGTAAAGCTTTGTTCGACCCAGAAGCCGCGCCTATTGAAAGACCAACTGCTCAGTTCTTATTAAACGAAGGTTTTTTAAGCCGACAGCAACTTAGTGATTTTAACCGCCAAGGAAACTAAACATGACCGAAAGTATTTTCATTGACCCGCAAGAGTTTGCTAACGAAGAAATAGTTAATTATCATCGAGAGCGTCGTCGCAATCAGAGGATTAGTGCGGGTTCAATAGCCTTTGCGCCTGTCGGGGCTGTAGCTGGTGGTTTAGATACTATTGGACAAAGCTTAGGTATTGTAGACGATCAAGACTTTGAAAGATTCTTTAACGGTCTAAACGAAAACGCTGGCGATATGTATAAGCGCAACAAAGTGGGCTATCGTTTTGCAGGCGATGTAGCTAGTATGTTTGTAGGCGCTGGGGCAGCAAGTAAGTTGTTACGATCTGGCGGAATGATAAGTAGTGTTTTGCAAAAAGGTGGTAGTGTTGGTCGAGCTATTGACAGAACTGTTTCAATTAATCAAAGCAGAGTAGATGATCTTGTTCAAGAGTACGCGAAGTTTAGTGAGGTTGTTGGAAGCAACGCTGCGCCGGGTACTACCACATTTGCTCACGGAAGAAAGCTGCGTAGTCAGGCACGCCTTGCAACAGCAGCTAATGATTTAAGGGGTGGTTTGGCGGCAGAAGCGTTTATCTTTGGCGCTATGAGTGAAAGCGAGTTATTCTTTCCAGAAGGTCAGAAGACTAGCGATATGGTTTATATGTCAGCGGCAGGATTAGGTTTAGGTGGTGCGCTAGGTCAGTTGTTTATTACGCCCGCGTTAAAGCGTGCTGGTGGTCGTGCTGCGCGTGAAGCGTTAGAGCGTGGAGATATCATTTCAGACGACGCTGGATTAGACTTAGTAACTGCTAGTAAAATTATCGACGAGACTTCACTCGGTGTTCCTGTTGACATACTAGCTGACGCGCCAGAATTGCAAGGTACTTTTAATAATCTAAATTCTGCGGCCCAGAATAATGCACGTAAAGCTACTGAACAATTAACAGAAAACTCACCGTTAGGTGGTATGTCTAGTAATGTCACAGTCACGCAAGGCGTTGTTGATACTGTTTTAGATGTAGCGCGCGGGAATGATAAAATGATCGCTAATACATTAAGTATTGAAACTGGCGATACGTTGTCTGATTTTGTTAACAAAAGCGCAGCCGCGGTTAAGAAGTTAGAAAAACAACGCGACGAGTTAAAGGCTTCGCAAGCTGATGCGGCTAATGATGCGTTACGGAATAAACTTAACGGTGAGTTGATTGATATTGATACGCAGATTAAAAACCTACAAGGTGATGCTTATGCTGTGCGTGTTAGTAGCGTTGGTAACTTGTCAACTAATCCTAACCAGCCTACTATTTTCGACGGCGGTAAAGTTAAAGTATCTAAAGTTAACAACAAAGTCAAAGGCGCGGGTAATGAAGTGTTTTACGCTTCAGAGGGTAGCAAGGATACTACTTTAGGCGTGACTACTGACGGTCGAATTGTTCGTGGAAATAAGCAGATTAGCACAACGGCTGGTTTAAGTGTTCGCGAGATGACTAAACCCTACGCTGCTATGGCAAGAGCGCAAAAAAACTTAAGCAAAACTTTAGCCGATGATAGTATCATAGTTAAATCTCGCCACAAGATTACAAAAAACAGTAATCACATGACGTTTGATTATATAATCGAAGCGGCTAAACGTTTGAACTTAGAAGACGATTTAAGTCCGTTGGATAAAATGTTTGACACTAGTGAGTTTGGAACTCTTAGTGCTTTGAAAAAGGCTAGTTTAGACGCGAAGCTTAAAGAGTTTGGTAAGTTAAAAGCTGCGCAACTTAAAGCACTAAAGTCGGGACAAGACCTGTATAACAGCGAGTCTATTGGTGCGATTTTAAATCTAAAATTTAGTGATAACTTTAACAGCAATAACTACTCTTTGCAGTGGTTTGAAGATTTATACCGTGCAGGTAAAAAGACTGTAGGTAATGACTACGTTGAGGCGATGGAAGACTTTAAACAGCATCTTAGTCTGGGCAGCACTAAAGGTACTTCCGCGCATTTGCTTGCGGAAAAAGGCACAGGGATTGAAAGATTAATTGAGACTGATTTATTTAAACGCCTGAAAAATCCGCAAGAACCTTTGACATTTATTGTCAGCAAAAGCGGTCGTGTTGATAACAGTATGTTTGATACGCATAACTTAATTGATATTAAAAAGCGTCACGAACAATTACGCGAAAACGAATTAGGTGAAGCTGTTCGGACTACTGCTGGCGCAGAAATGTTTGGTCAAATTGATGATGCGTTAATTAATAGCCCGATGTTGACTAAAGCGATGCGTGATGGAAGTAAGGTTATCTCACAAGACGCTGTTGATCAACCGTTGTTTGATAAGTTCGGTCAGCTTACGCCGTTTAGTTTGAATTATTTATTGCGTGGTGTTGAAGGTGCTGACAGTGCTGGAATTATTGCGGATATCTGGCAAAGACAAGCTAAAGTTTTTGCTGCGAATGAATTAAAAAATAATACTAAAGCTATGAACAAGCTGCGCGTTAAAGGCAATGAAGAAAGTGCTGCAAGATTTCTGCATTATCATTCTGCTATGCAACAAGGCTGGGTTTTAGCTGATAATTTTGTTGAAAGCGGCAGAAGAATTAAACTCGAACCTGAAAACAAAAAGAATAAAAAGATAGCAGAACAAATGGGACTTAAACAAGTTCCTGAGTTTATGCCTGATCCAGTTGCACGTAATGGTGTACCGTTAATTATGGATGAATTATCGCTGGCTGCTTTGGCAGAAGTGCGACGCTTTAGTGATATGCGATGGAGTATGGATAACGTTTTAGCAAAGCACCTAGGTCGCAGTGGTTTGCAATATCGCAATGGTCACACTATTGAGCCTAGTCGTTACGGTAAAGAAATGGTGTTTATTACTGACGAGTTTGGTAAGGTAGTGGATTATATTACCGAAGGTAATATTGTTCAAGGTAAGAAACTGGCTAATCAAAGGATTGCCGAACTTATGAGGCAGCGATCTCAAGGAGATCAATTAGAAGTTGTTGTTAACGGTAAAACTGTAATTAATGAAGGTGAAAAAGTTCCAGTTTACAATGAGAAGGGTAACGGTGTTTACGGCATCGTTACTCGTGACGAGGTTGGTAAGTATAAGCAGGCTCACCAGCAAGCTTGGAACAGTGCGTATATTGACATTAGTGATTCTTGGAAACAAACTAGTGGTAAGAAAGAAGCAGGCGGTCGTTCGGGTTTGTATACTAATACTGATTTTATTGACGGCCAGTTGTTAGAGATTAGTGAGATGTTTGAAGAATCTGGGCGCAAGTTTATTGCGACTAAGTTCAGCGGCATGTTAGAGAATGTTAAAAACTTGCAACGAGTAGCTAATGTGCAGAAGCAAGGTTTGAGAAACTTTGTTACTGGTGAAGCTGGCGTAGCGTTTGATGATGCTTATGATATGTTTACTAATCAGTTGTTGAACACTTCGACAAGACATGAGGGTAGTTTATACGGTAGTTTAGGTATGACTATCGAGCATATTTTTGACACTACTGTTGGTAAGATGTTTGACGGTTTACATAGTATTCCTAAAACTGGCGGTAAAAAAGGTAACGCTGCGATGCAAGCAGCTTACGAGAAGCTGGCTAAAGAGACTGGATTTGATCCTGCGGAGTACGCTATTCGTATGGCAGAGCGTGGCATGGGCGAGAAGATGCCGCCAAATATGCTCAAGGTAATGCGCGGCGCTGCAAGCTTCACACAGTCAATGGCTTTGAAGTTTTTTGAAGTTGGTCACGCTGCACTGACTAGTGCGAGTATTGCCACAACAGTACCGCATAACGTTGAATGGATGCGTCGTAATGCTGGTGAAAGTGTTGAAGCTTTTAAATCCAGAGTAGGTGTTGCGGGCGATTTGCTAGATGATGATTTTGCTGTGCCTAACGGCAGCAAGTTAGCTATGACTACGGTTATGAAGCATTTAAAAGGTGAATACAACGACGTGATCGGCGAAGCAAGTAAGCTTGGTTATCTTGACAGTCAGATTGCGGAGTTTGTTAATGAATTAACTGCTCCTAGAAAAACTGCGCTGGGCAGAGGTGCTAAAAAGTTTGGCGACTTCGCGGGGTTGGTTAGTGGAAAATCGGAAGACTACGCAAGAACGATTAGTTTTTTAACTGGTTATGAAATGTTTAGTAAGCAAGGTAAAATTAATCCGAAAATGGCAATGGCGTTGAGTAATGATTTTGCCAATAAAGTTATTGCAGACTATCGCCCGCATCAAAGAGCCGAGGTTTTTAAAGGCGCTACTGGTATCCCGTTAGCTATGTTCCAAACGTTTGCGATTAACTACTTCCAACGGTTGTTGCAGAATGTCGAGAACAAACAATGGAAAGCTTTGGCTACGCAGTATGGTACGCAAGCTTTTGTATTTGGCGGAAGTAGTGTTCCAGGTTTTGAATTTATTAACGAGAAAGTTTTAGAAACTTGGGACGAGAAAGCTAGACCAGAAGATTTAGTTCGTGATGGTTTTGGTAAAGGCTTGTCTGATGTTTTGCTATACGGGACTTTAGGTAATTTGCCAAAGTTGCTGGGTGCAGATGATGGATTAGCGTTTCACACTCGCGGTGAAATGTCAGTGCCGAGGAATATTACCTTTGGCAACTTTACAGAAACACCCGTTGCACAGTTGGTAGCACGCAGCGGTAGTGCTATGCTTGAAGGGTTTAAAGCTGCGACAAGTAACGGCGATGTTGGTGGCAGGCAAAGACTGCAAGAAAGTTTAATTTACGCGATACCTAATCGTCCGGTTAAGGGATTGCTAGAGTACGCACAAGGTTACAGTACCAACCGCCGAGGCGAGATAATTAACGATGAAATTTCGGGACTTTACAAGTTTGCTCAACAGGTCAGCGGATTGAAAGCGTTGAGGGATGCTGACAAGGCCGCAGCGCTGTGGAGAGATCAGGAAACGCAAATGAGCCAGCGGAGTAGCATGTCACGACTAAGCGCATCTGTTGAGGCTGGTATGAGGGCTGGAGGGGTAGGTAATTTTTCATCAGGACAGATACAAACAGTGATGGAAAGATACTTTGCAAATGGTGGTAGTCCGCGAGGATTTAAAAGATGGTATCGTGAGCGGTTAATGCGTAGTCAGTATAGTCGAAGTGACCGAGCGTTACTTAGAGCGCTCGGCCAAGGTGATCGTGGTCAGGATATTTTGAGGTTTGCTGATTAAGGAGATATTACTGTGGAATTAAGAATAATAAAGATTACGCAAACAGTGATAAAAACTATTGAGGTTCTTGACATGATGTAGTTCCTTTAGGTGAAAGTTTAGGTGAGAGTAGTGTGTTGTTTTTCTCGCAGAGAATTTTGGCAAAAGTTAAATCAAGAACTTTGCCGATTTGTTCTCCGTCGAGGTAGCAATAAAAAAAATCTCCTTGTTTTTCGATTGAGTAATGTACGGGTGCTAATCCGTGGTGAGAAGGTGATTCGATAACGAGGTTGTTATGGTTTGTCCATGATAGTGCTGAGGTAGTTGTCATAATAAAAACTGGATAACAAACTGGATAATTTTTGAGATAAATGATATCGCAGCAAAACCGCATAATAGAACAGCCACTACTATGAAAAACGCTGTTGGTGTGTTAGTGTGTTTTTTATTAGACATTTGTTTTCTCCTGTTAAAAAGTTATAAATGGAACCTTTGGTTAGTGTGTTGACTACCTAGTTTACGCGTGGACCGCCTACGGCTGTGCCGAAGCTACGCTTACGGCTTTGCCTCCATCTATTTCCCCGCGAAAATTCGTAGTCAACACACTAACCTTTCCATTTAAACTTGTTTAATTATCTAGCATGTTGTCGGTGATGGTATCGTACAACGCCATATCAAAATCATACAACGCTTTAGCGTCGGCCAAAGCTTCGTGCTTACTAGTGTCGGGGCGAAAATCGGCGGCAAGACCGTGATACCTGTGGACGTCACGAAGCGAACAACCTGAACCATAGTGCCAAGGCAATCTAGGCGCTTTTCTGTCTTGAGGTTTAGCAAACGGTAACTTGCAAGACCTCTCAAGTATCCCGATATCGAAGTTACCCCATGTGAACACGGTGTGATTTTCACGTGACATTAACGGGTTGTAGTCAGACGCCACCATAGTGAACATTGAATAATTGCAAAACTCAATGCAATTAATTATACTCTCTGCTAGTTCTTCCAAAGCTTCGCTTAGATGAACTCCGTGCTCAAATGAGTGCAAGTAACGCGAGTAAAGTTCTTTGTCTTTCAGCCATTGGATAGTTTCTGGATCAGACTTGCCGCCTTGTGGTAAGATAAAATCACTAAACTCGCCAATTTTTCTACCATCAATAACAATCACTGCACCGATTTCCCAAACGTTGCAACCTGCTGTAGTTCCATCTGTTTCAATGTCGAGGTAGGTTTCGATTTTTGGCTTGTGAAGTATAGCCACGTTAGATGTTTCAGTAGATGTATCAGTCATGTTTTTCTCCTTGGGGTTGTTGTTAATCATTCCATAAACTTGCCAAGCAAAGTCGCAGCTTTACCTTTTTGTTCTCTTACTCTGTTTTTGCTAAATGACTTGTCAAATTTACCGTGGATTTTATTACGCTCTTTTACTTCGTCACTTAATGTAGGCATAACAATATCAATTTTCTGGCCTTCGTGTTGCTTAGTAGCTAGTTTGCAAAGCCCGTTTGTACAGAAGGCGTTTAACGCAGCCTCAAACTCTCTAACCTGCATGTCACGTAGCATGTTGCTGCGCAGTACCGACACCGAAACTCCCAGCGGCCAAGATGAAGTTATCATTTCTCGCATGTGTTGTTTAGCGATAGTTATTTTGTCTAAGCCGATCTCTCCTAAGCTTGCTGCCATGTTTATTTCGGTGGCTTCTAAGATCACTTGTGCGTCTGCTACATCACGGGGCAGTACCTCGTCACGGTTTTCTCCGGCGGCCAAGACCATGCAAAGCTTGATTAAATGGTCTTGCCTACGCTGGTCGTAGTGTTGAAAACGACTGTCATTAATCTTCGAAGTATATCCAAAATATAACTTAGTCATTATCTCGACAGTTTGATCTGCCATTGAAAATTCGCCGATAAAGTTAAACGCTTTATTCAAAGCTTCACCGACGACAGCTTCCAGTTTTTTATCTAACTCGGGCGCGGGAAATACCTTGGGTCTAGCTACCCCTTCATAAACCATGATAGCCCTAGACGTAAAACCCTGCCCAACACTTTGCGGAGGTAAATGCGCAGCTAAACTTGTCGGGGTAATGCACCCTAATAAATTCAAATAAGGATAATCAATATCTCTGGTTTCTTTTGATAATGTGTATTGATAATCTGCTGGACAGTAATAAATCTCTGTCAGAAAGTTAATCATCTCGATCTGGTTTAATCCGATCAGCGTAGCTAACTCGTCAGCAAATATAAACAAACTTCTCGAAGTTACGTTATCATAATCATACGATCTGGATTTAGGTGCTTTAGCCTTAGCTGCTCTGTGCTTTGCAAACGCATCTGCGACAGGATTGTTTGTAATCTCTGGGTCAGTTATCATATCGGATATCTCGTCAGCTAGTTCTTCGTTTTTAGCTGACTGTCCGTAGGCATTGTAAAAAGAACTTAACAAACCTTGCTTTTTACCTGCGGTATCTGTTGGTCCGAATTTACAATTAGTGTATTTTTCTAGTAGCTTTTTGCCTAAAGAAGCTGCTGACGATTTTCTAACCGCCGCAGGTCCGACGAGAAAAATATACATATTACTGAAATGATTAAACCGTCCAACTTGCAAAGAGTTATCACGATCTAAACATGCGGCCAAGGTACTGATACCTGACCACATATTAAAGATCAAAGGACTTTCTGAATTACCGCAGTAGTCCAGCCAATCTTTGATAAACTTGTTATGAATATCGTCGGAGTTTAGCATGTTTGTCTTTCAGATAGGGCGGATTATCTGTGAGGATATTTAAGCTATTAGTGAAGCTGTTAGCTAACTACGGGCGGGTAGTTAGATCAGCGGGTGATGGTTAGACAACATTATCTGCGCAAGCTTACTTGCGTTTTCAACTGAATGATTACCTTGTTGTTTTTCGGGAATATCAAACTCACCGATACCACGCATTTCAGAACTAACAAACATAGCTACGCTCGATGCGAGCAAAATAAAATGAGGTAAGCCTGAGTGTGCGTCGTAATGTTCACCGCCCATGATAGCGCGTGTGTGCCGATCTACTGAATTAATCAGGTCGGTTTGATTGAGACCCTTTTCCCAGTTGCGGGCAGAGTATTTTTCTCTATCGTAGTTTAATCCTGCGGCTGCGGCACAGATCAATTCATAAGGGACTAGCGATGTGTCAATTTTTGTCCCGATACTGGCACGCTGTGCGCCGCTTTCGCGTTCGGGTTGTGAAGCTTTAACTTTAACGGTTGCTTTAGCTTCGGCTTTAGTTTTTCTTTTCTTAGTCATGTTCTTTCCTTCGGGCTAGAAGTTATGTATCGTTATTGCGTAGCATGTTTATAATCGTGGTTAGCGAAAGCTTGAGGGACAGTCAAAACTCTCGCTAACCACTGGTCGAACAAGGCGGTCCGTCCGCCCGATTTCTCGCCTTATTCTATTCAGTCAGGTAAACATGCAAACCTGACTGAAATTCTTTTACGCTTTAGCTTTAGATTTACCTTCGGCAGGCTCTTCGTCTTCAAGCACCAAAACAGGCGCTTCTTGCACTGCTTCATAAGCGCAGCAAAACAACTCGCCCATTTTCTCATGGTACTCACTGGAAAACAATCCGCCAACACCGCCAAGATAACCCGGCGCGTTACCGCCTTTATGACGCAAAGGTGATTGCCCGCGGTTCAAGAAAGCACTGTGCATTAGCCCAGAAGCGCAACACATATTATCCAAAACAGCCGCGTTCATTTGACCAGTGACAGAATTAAACGCGTTAGTTGTTTCACCTACGCTACCGTCTGGGTTACACTGTTCAAACAAAGGCTGGCCCATGTCGTTGTGTTTCTGTGTACCTGACAACGGTTGGTTGTGTCCGATAGTAGACAACGGATCACCGCAAGGTTCGCAACGCGCTACTGGTGAAACAAGTTGCAGCATGCGTTCTAGCATTAACATCACCGCAGCTTTAGCCGCAGGCGTCATGGCTAGTTCATCGACACAAAAATCAGGAACACACTGGCACGGTTCGCAATCCGCTAGTGCTTTATCAAATTCGCAAGGTTCAATGTGGATAGGAATATCGCACGCAGGACGAACAACAAAGTGATGCACATCTGGGCAACATTCATTGACGTGGTTAATTGGTTCACAACTTGGCAGTGACGGGGGGTTGATATCTTTAGCCATGAGTTAGAAGTCCTTCATCAGAGTAATTGTTTAAAAGGTTAATCACAAGTTCTGCGTTAGTGTGGTTAGGTTTAATCTCTGGCATCTTTTTAGACCAGCGATGCCCGACGTTTACTTCGCAAGGTACTTTGTAATTTACTCCGTTAAAGTTACACTGTAATTCCATCATTGTCAAGATGTAATCTATTAAAGTTCTCTCTTTAAGTACCTCGACTGGTACTTGATAAGTTAAACTGTCGTGTGTTTGCAGTAACAAGTCGATGTTATGCTCACGCATGAATGTTGAGTTATCGTCTGCTACTGCAACATGCGGTTTGCCGACTTGATCCAAGTTACCGTAATACATTCTAATCATGGCTTCGTTGATCATGCCTGCTGTACCGCCTTGGCCGTAGAAAGCAAGTAACGCGCGTGTTAAACTAGCATGTTCACCGCGTCGTTTGTAGTCGTCAAAGTAAACAGTTAACCCGCCAAAGCAAGTAACTAAACCTTCGTTATCTATGCACTGTTGCAGGATATCTTTACGCCAAGGTTTTTGTTGCGAGTATTCTTCGAAGTAAGGTATCATAACAAAGTCGCAGAATTGATAATAGTCTTCTCTCGACCAAGTTGAAGGGTCTAAGCCCAAGGCTACTGCTGCGGCGGCTAAAGCTTCCTTACCTGCGTTGACGTAAACGGTGTGTGCAGTCATGCCGTAGTTACCGCCGTGAGTGAGTTTTTTAATAATCTGCCGTAAGCCTGTGATCGGATGATTCATTATTGCGTTCTCGGCTTCGTCGTCAGACTTGCGCAGGCGCATACCTTCTTCATAAGGCAGTTGTAAGATAGTCTCAACATGAACGGTGTGAGTATCACGATCATCAAACACATTTTTCATCATGTTTTTATCGCCGCAAGCTACCGCGAAATGATACAAGTCAGCTTGTGAGTAGTCGATATCTAATAAGACTTTACCATCGTCTGCGGTCATAAAGCTGCGCATTTTTGCAGATATGTTTTGAACGTTACTGCCTTTCCAGAAACTACTGCCACGACAGTTGAGTCGTCCAGTATAAGGCGCTAATCCGTAACCGTAGGTCATGCGACCATGATGGGGTTTAAGTGACTGATACATTTCAATTTGCTTTTTAGGCTCGCGATGTGCGCGTATGTACTCAATCGCTTTATCGAAGATAGGATGCTGTTCTGCAACAAGGATTAGTTGTTTCTGGTCTACCGAAAAGCTAGTCTTGCGATTGGGTTTTTTCGGCGGGGGATTAGCACCTAGTGTGTGATATAGCCAATTAACAACTTCGGTATCGGTGTCAGTTTTAACAACGTGGTTAGAGGCTTTTTGCAAATCAACTAGTGCTTCGCTGGATTTTTTGCGGTGTCCTGCTAGTAACCTGTGCAGTTCTGGCGTGTCCATTTTCATGCCTTTGAAGTTTGTCTCAAACAAAGGCCCGCGCATTAGTGCGTATTCTTTAGCGTAATTATAACCCGCCCAAGAATTACCGTTCACTAACTCGATTAGTTTTAAAAACGCGGTCATGCACATATGCGTGTCTAGCCCAGCGTACCGCCAGTAAATCATTAACCCTTGTCGAGTAACAGGAACGGCGTATTTTACTTGTGTTTTCTTCTCACCACTACCGCCCTTGATTTCGTCTTTCCAGAAATAATAATCATCACAAAAGATACTGGCAACAGTTGCAAGGCTCTGCGGCATACGAGCGCGATAGCTGTGCCACATTAACATAGTATCATAATTCAAACCTGCGCTGGGCATATTGTAAAGCATTGAATAGTGATTGTCGTAGTTACCGTTGTGCCAGATTTTCGGCGCGTGATGGTTAAGTATCGCATCCAACACCGCTTTAAATGCACCGAAACCTACATACTCATTATCTTGAGCAATCGGTGCAATGTGTGCAACAAGCCAAGTTTTCATGGTTGATTTATCGTTGTTACTTATCCCTGTCACGCTGATACAGGTAATATGTCCCATAGAAGTTTCAAAGTCTAACGCAAGTAAACACTGCTGACTTAACCACTGATGAAAACGATAAGTATTATACCACGATGAATTGACAAGTTTATCAGTAGGTCCAGCTACCGCTGATATAGCGCGGCCACCTAGCGACAGAACCTCAAATCTTTCATCAAAGGTATTAGTACAGCAACGAGGGTCTTTGTAAATTCGTTGTAGTTTGTCAATATCATACTCAAAGAACTGACAGGATTGTGTCTTGCTAACTTCGTCTTTACCTGTGAGGCGGTTAAAATTCGGCGCGTAGCATTTAAAAGCGTCTTCGATAACTATCGCAGGAATACCCGCGAAAAACTCGTTTAGATAAATACTTCCACGAAATGCGGCGAGAGTTTTTTTATTACCGTGCCCTGTGCTGCCATGTAGTAAACAAACCAAAACATCAAAATGATTAATAACAAATACACTAGCGCGTGGAATATAACTCGAAAGAGCATGAGAGAATAACTCCTGATAGTTATCAGACGGTTGGATTGTTTGTTTAGTTCGCGGTTTTGTGATCTTGTTTTTAGGCGTGCCTACTGTGACAAAGCGAAGCTTGCGCAGCAAATGAGGGCAACGTTGTTGGAAGATTTTCTTAATATATGATTTTCGCTTGTCATTTTCGCCAGGCGCTAACAGCCAAACTATGAGGTCTTTACCTTCTTGTTTACTGACTGTTGGTTCGTTACGATCATTAACGCGGTCGGTGGCTGCTTCGAGATAGTCTTCTTCTGTCATGATATGCGCAGGGCGCACGGCTTCTAGTTTCTCCCACAAGTCGTCTGGTATCTCACTAGCTTTTTTGTCAGTTGCAAAAAACTTAGGACGGTTTAGCATTGCTGCCATATCTTTATCGTCGTTATCCATGAGCGAGGCTATTCTTTCGATTTCATGTGTGGTAGAATTTGAAGCTTTTTTTGACATGATTAACCTGTGTTTATAAAAACATTGCAGAGATAGTCACTACAAACATATGACTTTTAGTCGTGGCTTTTTTGCGGATAGTAAAACGATCAATAACAAATACTTTACCGCTTACGTGTTCGGTCATTCTGATGTTTGGATTACTGCGCATCAGTTCAGTTAACAAACCATGATAGTTTTCGATAATGTCTTGTTCAAAGTCGGTATCATCTTTGGACTGTAAAGCAGTCTGCACTTTACCAGTTAGTGCATTAAATATGTCGTAAAAACCCTCCCATTCATGGCTAATAAACCCGTAATTTCTCTTCATACCTCCGCTCACGTGTTCAAATAGATTAATGTCAAATTGATAATTCACAAGCTTATCCTTTATTGTATTTTTAAAAACGGCAGAGATAACTAAACCCCTGCCGCTAGGTTTATCTTAACGCGTCAGCGTTATCGTCAGCGTTATCATTAACCGACTGGTTGAAACTCGTCCATAATATTGATCTGAACGTTAACACGGTCGCCCCATTTGTTGTGACCGATAGGTGTGATAGTCAACTTACCTGTCGCCAGTTCAATCAACTCGCTAAGTGATTTATTATCGCAGTCGTTTTCTTCCCAAGCTTGTTCGCCAAGGTGACGTTGCATCAAAGTAACTGCTTTATCAAAGCCCGTGTTTTTCGCTTTAGCTTTGTCTTCGTCGTTTTCTGGCAAACGCAAGACGCGGTTTTCACCAGAACCCTCAACGACTAAACCGTCGTTACCAAACAAGACGCTTTCAGTGTATTCTTGATCGACAAATTCAGCCATTTTGTCAGCACTGACGCGCTTGTCTTTAACGTCGAAGTATTTGCCTTTATCGTCAACACCTTTGATGATGTAGTTAAACTCAAGGCGTGCAGCTTCTTCACCCTCGAAAGGATGCCCTTCGTTTTTAATCTCGTAAGACTCTTGGTTAACCCCTACCAATTCAAGCACATAATCCCCTTTCGGAAACAGTTTACTTTCCATAATAGTAGCTTCTGCTACTTTTTTACCTAGTAGGTCGTCCATAGTTGCTGGACCAGCTGTTTCGTTAAACATATGTTTTCTTTCTCTGAGTTAAAAAGATGAGTTATCCCATCTTCGGATTATGATAAGTAACGCGCGCGCGTTATCCTACCAATTCTTTTATCATCGCCCCTGTAAGGATACAGATGGGCGGTAATGTATTTGGGTCTCGCGGTGTTGGTTTAGGTAATCCTGCCTCTTTAGCGTAGTCACCATAACCCCACGGCGGAAACTTGTGTTCTGCGGGGGCTACTCTGCATCCGCCAGAAATTCGCGTCGGCGATCCTTTAGTTGACATCGTGCTAGTCATGCCGTCGTTTGCTTGCGTCGCATAGATAACGTCACCAAATGCCGCAGGTACTTTTGCAGCTTGATTACCTGATGTTGACAACACTTGTACGTGTGTTTCGTCTCGTTTTGATGCACCTTCGCGGATAGTGTGTGTGTAAAAGTCTCTATGCGCAGTCATGATAACGTTGCAAGGTAAACTGTTAAGCTGACTCGCGATTGGGTCAAGGACTAGGTTACAATAATTAAAAAACGCAAACAAGTCTTCGCTGCCTTTAGCTGTTTTAACAGTAATCTTACCTTCAAACGGGTCTAGTCCGTGCAGGTTTTTAAAGTCCTCAACAACGTCGCGAGTAATCTGTGTCCAGCTATCAACTAACAAAACATCGTTAATCGTAAACAAACTCAAGTCAACAGCGTAATAAAGCTGATCATCTTTTAAAACACTAGGACTAGACATTTTCTTGCGTGTTGCAGGGCAGTAAATAAACTGACTATATTCCAACATCAGCATTAAAAACGCAGCCATAGTTGAACCTGTAGCGGATTGGTTAACTGGTATCCTTGACACACGCTTTTGTGCGTCTGGAGATAACTGCTTTAAAATACCTGTGTTATTTTCGCCGTCTAAGATCGTGAGATTAAACCCAGCTTCCGCCGCAGTACCGCTCCACCAAGTTTTTCGCGCCTTTGATGGACCGTAAACTAGCGTCCGCGCGGGTTCTATTAAACCTTTGGTTTCGGCTTCATCGCCAAATGATAGGTTAGTGAATTGATTAAAGTCCATCACCCATTCCCGTTGTTTTTGCCGCGATTAGCTGCGGCTATTTCAACACACTTAACACCCACACAAACACCCTCGTAAACCGGCTTGGCTACCGTGGACATTAAAGCGGTCTTATTAAGAACAACCTTAAACGCGTTCATTTCAGCTTGCTTTTTAATTCGTTCAAACTTAGACGATTTACAACGAAAGGTTTGTCCACAAACTTTACACTGTACTCTGATTGGTTGAATTGTCAATTTACTATCCTTCCTAGTTCATCAATGATACCATGCCCGAAAGATTGTCCGTCATGGTATTTGGTAACGGGTGTTTTACATTGACGTAATTCAGTACCTTCGATTGATTTCAGTTCAAGGTACTGCAAAGCCGCGTCAACGATAGGCCAGAATTTAACCATTATGTCAGGCTCTACGTTATAAAGCATCGCAGTGGTTTTGAAAGCTTGACGCCAGTTAGTCTCTGGTGTTTGATCCTTCTCATAGCGGACTTCGTTTTCCTCGCGTACTTGCCCAACGTTTAAAGCGTAGGTTAACAAACCATGCGCTTCTGCGAATTGCGGAAAGCTAATTTCATCACAAAGAAAAGAATAAAACGGCACGTCAATTTGCATACCTTTTAACTCTGGATTGCTGCTTATGCTACGCATTGCGTTAGATGATTGCATTGAGTGATTAACTCGCGGTGGTAAGATAAGCTTGCTCATTTGTTGACAACTTTCAGATTTTGATTTTCTTGATAGCGAGTAACGCTGGTTTTTGACGCTTACGTTTGCATGTTTTTAAATACACGTCTTTACCAGATTGTGCAAATGCAAAGTTTGTTAACCATGCTTGATTAATGTCACTGGTTAACGTCTCGCCAGACATATGAAGATATTGCGCAGGTAAGACTGGCTTTAACTCACCGTTGCCGTTGCGTTGCACAACAACCAAACCATGACTGCCTAGAATTTTGGCAAACTTTATAACCTTTGAACCGTCGGCAGATTGCACTACTGTTGGGTTGCTCATTTTCTTGTCTCCTACTCTGGCGCGGGTTGTGTAGTTAACAAAACAGGCGGATGCAGAGTACCTAAAATAGTTAACTTAACCGCGCCACCCGCGACTAACTCAGCTAGTTCTTTCGGTGTAGGTTCCCACACGGTAGTCATCATATGATAACCGTCAATTACTTCGTCTTTAATTGCCAAAGAACTAAACTCGTCTTGCGTTTCGGCTAAGACTCTAGTGTTGTCTTTTATTCTTAGTGCTTGCATTTTATTATCTCCTCAAACTTCCATATACAAAGTAACCCACGGATTAAAATCACGTTCTTCTGCGACTTCCCATTCACCGTAGTTTAACAAGCGATTTTGTAGTTCTTCGTGATCACTAATGTGACAGTTCTTAAAAAACGCGCAAGGACGGCCCCAAAATTCACAACCCGAGTTAGTTCGCGGCCACACTTCACGATCATTAAATCGTTCCATGTCTGCAATCAAAGAAGTAACGCTTTCAAACCACGCATGAACGTCAGAGATATCGCGTTTAAAGTTATACGCTCGATGATCAGGGTCTAGTATATCGACAAACAAACTATGATATTCAGTATCGAATTTTAGATATTTTCCATCAGTAGAGTTGCCAGTTAAATGCTCCAAGATTAACCCGTAAGGAACAAGCTGGCTATCGTACTTAAACTTATGCTCTTGGTTTTCAGATGATCTTTGTTTATAATCGCGGTGAGTTTTAAAATCAATAGCCTTGTAGCGTTTGAAAAAGTCACTATAAGTAACTAGGTCTATCGCTCCACGAAAACGGTAGTCACAAGCCCAATCTTCGCTAGTAAACACGATCTGAAAACGCAACTCGATAGCTGGGCGGCTTTCACCGTTAATTTCAAAATAAGCTAACTGCGATTGATCAATGTCCATTTCAGCATAGAGTGCCTCGGCAGTGTGCAAGCAAGCTTCAAAGCCACGGTTATCTCGCGTAAACGGGGTAGCTTCCTCTTCTGCTACAAAATCGAAACCATAGAAAAAAGCCATACGGGCTTGCTCGATTGAATTAGTAGCTATGCGTGTTTGCAAATACTCATGTATCGCAGTGCCGCCAGCCGCAGCTAGTCCCGTCTCCCAAGCGTGCTTTGGTTGTGTGAATAGCTTGCGTATCTGATACTTGCGCGAGCATGTTTTTAACTCTTTATTAGAAGAATACGACATATCGCGCATGGGTTTGATTTTCGCGTCACGGGCGGACGGACTATTTAAATCGCTCATTACATCAAGTCCGCAAATTCGTTAGCCAGATCGTCAACGGCTTTAGCTTTTTCTTCTTTAACTGCTACTTTTTTCTGTGCAGTAGTTTTCTTTGCTGCGGCTTTACCGTGCGCGGTACTTGTCAACACACCCATTGCGCGGGTAATGTTGCCTAAGTGCTCTGGCAATAACAAGTCTTTTAACTCACGATCGTTCTTTAACTGGTCATGCAAAGTAGCTAACGTATCTCTGGCAGCGATAGGATGGTTGATAACTAGCGCAAGCTTATCAAGTTGATACTTTAATAAATCTTCTGCACTAGCGTCAGCGTCAGGCGCGGGTGGCAACTCGATACCGTCTAAGATGTTATTCTCTTTAGATAGGTTTCGCTGGGCAAATGCGTTAGCGATTTTATCCTCGTTATCCCCGTTATCTCTTCCACTTTCTTTTCCGTCATCTCCGTTATCGCTTGCATCATCACCGCTTCCATTAGCTTTTTTTCCGCCGCCAGCGATTTTCGCTTCTCCTGCTGATTTTCCGAAGAAATTTGTGGCATTAGTTTTTGCTTCTTTAGGTGCAGTATCTTCCGGCGTTGCAGTGTCTTCCTGTACCGCGCTTGTCCCTTTGACAGGTTCTTCAACTTTTTCATCAGACTTACCCTCACTGCGTTTAGCTTTCGCTCGGTTAAAAAAATCACTCATGGATGTCTACCCCTGCTTTAGTAATGATTTTGGAAAAGTCTAGCGCTGCGGCGTCAGTGGCAAATTCCCAAGTCATACGAACGTCGTTAGTGTTGTCCGCCATGCGCGAGTAACCAACAAAATGCGACTTGAACGGGATAAACTTTTTACCCGTGTTTTCCTCGTGTTCTTTTTTAATACGCGATAAAGAAACACGAAAAGAATTAACCCGCTTTGCGACAAACATTGCAAGTTTTTTATCAGAAAGCAATCCACCGCTCGCACGAATAGCATAATGCACTTGTGCTTTTTTAGCATCGCCTTCGTTATCTAGTGATATATCACCGCCAACTAGAATGAAATAATAAACCGCGTCACTAACGCTGTCGATAAACGGGGTAAAGTCTTCACCTTCGTCGCGGCGCTGTTGATGTAACGCCGCGATAGCCTGTGGGTCTAGTTTAGCCATTTGATCAAGCCTTGTCTTGCGTTATTAGTTTACGCGCTTGAGTTAGGGTCGTGAAGTTGTTTTTAACAAACTTTTTGACCTGAAAATTAGGGCAAGTTCTCATGTTAGTGTAATCGTTGTGACCACTAACGAATTTAAAGTTAAGGTAATCGTCGCGGCTTAAGTACAATTCAAAAAACTCACCAAACGCGATAATAAACCCTAGCGTTGCAATGAGTTGATCCCGCGTGTAGATGTCAAGAAAGTTTTCATCATTAGATGAACGTCCGCGATATCCCTTACCGCCTTTGCCGCCGAACAAACAAAAACCCATGTTGTTAGCGTTTTCGCCTAGAACGTGCGCGCCATTACGGCGCATTGGCCGACCTTTAACAACGTTGCCTCTGCGACCACCTAAAAAATGATAACCAATATCAGACCAGCCGTTACCTCTAGGTTTAGGGTTAGTGTGCCAGCGCCGGATTTCTTCAACGCCACCTAGTGTGTTTTTATCAAACCAAGTTGGTTGAGTATCTGCGCAATGTATTGTCAGGCGGTTGAACGGTTTACTTCCGCGCACGTTTTCCTGCTTTTTAAACAAAGCTAACGTATTTTTTGCACTATCTGCAATTTCTCGCATAGCCTTGCCATGCACGCTTTCGGTTTCAATTAACGTCTGTTCTTTTTCGTCAGAAACTACGGTGAGATTTTCGGCAGGCTGTTTAGCTAACAGTTGAGTTACGGTCTTATGGTAACCAACTTCCAAACCATTCATACGTTGGTCTAATCTTTCAATCACCGCGTCTTGTTCTTCGACTTTATCAAGTAACGCTTTTAACCCTTTTCCAAACGCGCCATAACCATCGTCTAGTGCAACAGCTAATTTAGTTAACTCTTTTGAATTTTTATCATCAGTCATTTTGTTAGTCCTCATGTTTTTCTTAAACTTACGCAAAGTTACATCTGTATTAAAACTTTGTCAATCCCTAATTTTACAACTATTTAACTAAATTATTGAACTGTCCAATGCAGCGAGCTACTTATTACATAGCTAACAAGGCTTTCCTCGTTACTGCGAATTATCAACAAGCTTAATCCGTTGTCGTTATTTACAACTCTCACCCCGTCAATGTGATTAGGATAAGTGTAAACACCTAGCTGTTTTTTATCTCCGTTTTTTAAAATCTTCATCACGGTTACTGTTTTTACTCTGGTCATAGATTTTATCCTTTATCCTTTATCCTCGTTCTTGCGGTATATCAAAATCAATCTTTTTCTTTTCACGCTTTAGCTTTGCTAGATAATTCTCGATCTTTTCTGAAAGAGTATCACCTTTAATCAACTGACTGCGCAAAGCTTTCTTTACTGCGACGTTAGTCGTCAATAGAATAATATTATCCTGCGCACGCGTTACCGCTGTATATAGCATTTCCCTGTTTAACGCTTTAGCGTGGCTCGGATGCAATAGCACATAAACATTCCGCGCACTTGAACCTTGGGCGATATAAACAGTAATCCACCAACCAAGCTGCACGTTAGTAATCTGCGTTGACTGGTGCATCTGGATAAGATAATCCAACCCGTCTTTACTATCCTCTTCAAGATAATCAAACTGCGTTTTAATGCTGTGACTGGCCATGCGTTTACGCGTGCCGTCCTCGTCTTCCGGCTCGTCAGGTAGTTCTTGTTGCCTACCAAAGCCTGTCAAGTTAAAGCTGCTAAGTTTTGCTTGCGTTGCCTTGTCGCGTTGCTGCTTTTCAAGATCAGTAACGGCTTTGTTTAGTTCGTCTTCTAAATCAAGTTTTTGTTGTTCAGACTGTAAACCAGTGTCACTAAACTTAGCCATGCCAGCGTTGAGATTAATCTCTTTTATCTCGCCACACATACCATTAGTCACGCCGATTTCATAATCATTCTTTCGATTAACTACTCTATCACCAACCGCAAAGCGTTCAATACCGTGCATTGTTCGGATACTTTGCACAGGGTTATCTGGGTTTAAATACACCCTTGCTTTGACGTTAAGAACCTCTTGACCTAGCAAGCCTACGTTTTGCGGGGTAATTAACAGATCAAGGTCAGGATCATATCGACCCTCGTTATATTCTTTTTGAATAAAGTTAGTAACAAACCGTGAAGCTTCTAGTTCATCCTTTGGAATAGCAACCGCACGGAAGTTTTCGTTAATCGAGGGGTTGTCTCCCGTGCGGATTTTGTTCGCGTTGTCGATTAAGTCACCGTCTTTTTGACGATAAATTGTCCTTAGTTCTTGAGTAGGCCATGAGTTGATTAGCAACGGAAAGCTTGGCGTGTCTAATACAGGCGTTAGCTGTGCTAAGTCACCAATGCAGATAATCCGGCAATCTTTGTCCAACGCTTCAAACAGTTTGCTTAACAGGCTCATACCTGCCATAGATACCTCGTCGATAACTACAACATCAAAAGGCAACTGTTTGTCAGCATTGCGGCGAGGTATCATCACGCGTTTTTCAATAGGCTCGCCTACATAATCCGCCTTGCGTTTTTCCACGTCGTCTTTTGTGGCTTTAACTTCGACAACGTCAGGACCGTAATCTAATAGCTTGTGAATTGTATAACAATAGGGCTTGTAAGCGTTATCCACGCTGCGCTGAATAGTATTGGCCGCTTTAGCTGTGAAAGCACAAATGCCGATTGATAATGATTTAGTGTTATGCTTTAAATGCTCTGGCGGTATACGGTTACGATCCATAAAGCTTTTCACAATGCCACGATCTGCTAACGTGCTGATAAGTTTCATGACAGTTGAGGTTTTACCCGTTCCCGCCGAACCGACAATATTACAATACTGCGCACTACAACCTAACTCGACTGCCGCTAATTGGTCAGCGTCTAGTTTTAAATCTTTGCGGGTTGGTTCGCTGGGTTCTTCTGGTATCTCAATATCATCAACGATCTCTGTTTCAGGCATTGAGGCTAGTTTGTCGCGTTCGAGTTGTTCTGCTTTTTGTTTAGCTAGTGCTTTAGCTTTTTCCAGAAAATTCATAATTGATAACTCCGCTTTTGCATGGCTGTAGCTGGTATTTTAGCACAGCCTTTTACACTGTCAAGACGCGTTTACAAGGTCAGGCAGATCATTTTCGTCTACGTCGTCCTTGGCATATGTGACAACAATGCGCTTATTCCGCATAGCCCAATGGCAATGTTTAGCAAGCTTTGCTCGACCCTCTTTTGTGTTCACGTTAACAACGAAAGCTTTTTCTGGTTCATCGTTATCTTCGGAAATTTGCCTGTCAACGTGATAAGTTTCTACGATGATATACCAAGGCTGGTTATGCGGGATAATGCGATTTTGATTGTTTGAAGTCATTATTTAGTTCCTTTGAGAAGTTTCATTATAGAAACGAAAGTTACAGTGATTAAAAACAATGAAACCCCCGCGCCGCTTAATCCCACGGCAGCCTCGCCTAACCATGAGTCGTCTGTAACTACCGCAACTATGAACAACGGAATTGAGCCTAGCATTAAGCATAAAGATACATCCAGACTTGTTGTTATATACTTTTGCATTATTTAGTTCCTTAGTCAAATGTTAATGGAAAGAGGTTAGTGTTGACAACGTATTTTTCGCGGCCAAGACTGACCAGAGGGAAGGCATCGCCTGACCGTGGGCAAAGCCCAGCCGCTAAAAACTTGGTTGTCAATATTAACCGCAAGGTTCCATTAACCATTTACGGTTAATATATTTCCTCAACTGTAGTTCTAAACAGCTTTGGGTTTCCTCTTGGTCGCTGAATTAGTGTATTAAATTGATATTTTCCATCTACTTTATTTAAAGGCCCTGCTTCTGACGTTATTTTTGCAACTTCTTCTGCTGCGGTTAAACTTTCATACATTAATGCTTCTGCAAATCTTTTATGCGGCTTTGACATTATCTTTCTTCCTTTTTAGTTTACGATTTATTTAACGCTTCAACCTTATCTCTGATAACCCTCAAAGATTGTTCTACTAGTATTTTATGACCACTAGTTAAACAAACTTCAACGCACATACTTCCATTGTAATCTGCTACGCTCAACACATTCATATGCGCAACAAAAACAATACAAGGTGTTGTAGTTATCGCGTTAGTTAATGTTATGGTTCTTAAATCAGCCATTATCTTTTCCTTTTTAGTTTACGGTTTGTGTTTAGTTAAACAATATTATCGCCCATTAAATCAATCGTCCATCATGTTTAAAAATTCATCCGCTAAATCTTGCAACTCCGCAACCTTGTCTAGTTTCTGTTTCTTAATCACACTAGCCAAATGCACACTGCGTTGCATAAAGTTAACTTCTCTCCCTAACAACGCGTTCATAGGTTGTTTAGCTAACCCTCGTAACGCATTATCAATCCGATTTTCGTTAATTGTCAAAACTTGCTGGGCGCGATTTTGTAGTTCTTCACTAGTCTCGCTCACATCATTATCTAACTGCAAACAAAACCCGTCAACTAAGTTAGCCAAAACCTCACCAACCCATTGTAATACTGTATCAACAGTATTCAAATCCTTATTACTGTTAAAAACAAACCCACTCAACCTTTCCGTGGCTTTTTTACTAATTAACTGATTTTCAACTTTCAAACTCAACTCAATAACATTAACCAAACTCGCTAATTCATCAAATTCCTTTTGCATCAAACTCGCATAAAGCTTTGCTTTAAACTGCCTAAAAGCTTGCTCGCTTTCAATCGTCGCGCTAACTGGTCCTTTATTCCCAACGTTATTCTGATACTTTCTACAAAGTTGTCCTAACAAATAAACCGCATAACCAACAGGCTCTTTCGCGGCTAGTTTCTCAAGATCATCATAACCCGTTCTTATCCACTGCGGCGAGATATTGCTTGCATTTTCGTCACTACAAAACCCCAACCCAAAAACTTGCCCTGACTTTGCACAATAAACAACACTCTGCGCTAACTCAGGGTGTTCATTAGTATCCCTAACCGCAAGCTGTTCTGCGATTAACGTTAACCTGCTTTTATTTAACTCAACTTCACTAGCCAACGCGATCAAACTATCATCACTCACTACTTCTGCAATCTGGATAATCTTTGCCAAGCTTTCCCAGCTATGTGCCTTGGACGGTTTTGTTCTGCGTTTAGCTGCGTCGTTAACCTTATCAAATTCGCTCATATTCCCTGCCTTTACAACTCTTTTATGGTCTTCGCACGGCTATTCTATCAGCTATCTCGCGCGTTGCAAGCCTTAAATTACATAAAATTACGTCAAAATTACACCAAAATTACACACTTTTTCACACTCACCCCCCTATGACCCTCGTTTTCACGAAATCACTAGTTAACCTACACTTTTACACCCTATTTATGTCGATTATTGAGTTTAACCTGCTATTCAGCGTGGTTTTAGTGGTCCGCGAGATAACCCTTGGCAGTTTTTTGGGGTTCAATAAATTTTGTAATGTTATGTAATTCTCTGTAATTTATTAAGTTTATACCTTTAACATACCTCTTTAACACGCTTTTTGCGAAGCGCTTAAATGCTTAGTTAACTTGTTAGCCCGCACACCTAAAATTAACAAATTACACACAATTACATAACATGACAGGCTTAATTTACTACCCCCAAACCTACGATCTACCCCTGTTTTGGCTGTAAACACTACTGTTTTTGCCCTAAAAGGGGGTTCAAATGCGGGTTTAACGCGTTATTTGGTGAAATATAGGGTCATAGGGGGCGGAGGGGTCTCAGAAACGTGTAATTCTGGTGTAATTCTCTGTAATTCTTGCCGTGAGCGCCTCATAGAACGCGGTTAGCCTCTGAACCACCCTATGATCTAGCTTTTGCCCTAGCTGCGTTGTGTGAGGCTATTTTCGCGGTCCTTGCACGATCTATGCACGATCTAGGCCAGACATTGCCCCAGCCCTGTCCTCCGACACGGCAATCTTGAATTACACAAAATCAAACTTTTAACTTTTGGGATAAGCTTTCACTACTTCGCATTTTTGGCTTTGAATATTCTCTTTTTATTAGTGTTTTCAATAACTTTAAACAAACTAGTGTTGAGTGATCTTAAAACTTAATTATGTAACTTTTGGTGTGTTTTTTCACTACCTCAAACCGCTTTTTACACACAAAAAAGGCGACTAACCTAAGCCAGCCGCCTAATCTTGTTTTTCTTTATCGCTTTGCGATATTAGTCAAAATCAATATCCTCGATAATAACATCGCCAGCCTCGGCTTGATCATTCCGCGTAGCTTTCCACGCTTCAAGCTGTGCTAGTTCTTTCTCTAGATCAAGCGTTTCTGGATCTTTACTGTCAGGCTTGGGCTTGTATTCGTTCTTTACATAGTCCGTGATCTTGCTTTCCAGAACTGCAATGATCTTTTCCCACAATTCATTTGGCAAACTAGGGTGTTGCGCCTCTGCCAAGTTAGCATCGGCAAGACACGCTTTCAACGCGTTCATATCAAACGAGATACTAACACCCTTGTTCCGGTACGCAGCGTTAAGCGATTTAATAACATCAGGCGCAACTGCACGAAACGCACGCGTTGCCATACGCTTTTTGCCACTAGAAACACCACTACGCGCGCCAGTGATCAACCCACCGATATCCTGCGGCAATGCAAACACTGGGCTAGACTTTAACGCGCCACGTGCCATTGCGCCGATCTTACGCGAGAAACTTGCAAGCAAACTATCGGCAACAAATTCGCGGCCTTTTTCGCTTTCCATCATCTTGTCAAGGTCTGGCAACTGGTAAACAAACACGCGTGGCTTGTCCTCATAAGTCCCCGCATCACGCCGATCAATAAACACTGACCAACCCTCTTGCAAAGACTCCATATCATTGACCAAACTAAATAGCGACTTTTCGTCCAACCCTTCCATAGCGTCTGCCATAGCGCCGGACATTTCCTCACCGTTGTCTTCTTTGATATCATTATAACTAAACACCTGCGGATAATTCACGCTCGTGGTCGCGCTTGTCTCTGCGGTGTCTTCACTTGTGTTTTCGTTTGTCATGTTATTAACCCTTTCAAGGTTTGCTGATTATCTGCGAATTGACCTGATTGCCTTTTCGCTAAAATGATCCTGACATAGTATCCTACAAATAACAATAGCCTGATTAGCTTTTTATCACTAATCAGGCTATTTTTTCAATCGTGTTGTTTTGTTGTTTTGTTGTTTTAGTTGTATTCACCTTTCAACAGTTTCTTATGACGTTGTTTCCTTTCTTCCATCTTTCTCAGCAACTCAAGCATCGCTCGCAACTGACCATAAACCTCGGGCTTTGATCCGCGATCAATATAACTTAAATCTCCCCCCGTTTGCGTATCGCTAACACGGTACAGGTTATTGCTTCGATAAAACACTAAATCAAACCCCGTCTTATCCGCTAACCTGCGTGTCAACGTTTCGCAATCCTTAACCGTCACGCGGTTACTTTGCTCGCTTGTCATCTATCTTATCCTTTCATTGCTTTATTGTTAAGCTATTGACCATTCGTAATCGTCAACAGTCATGACACTTTCAAAACCGTCATATTCATCTATACGGTATCTGATACCCTTTTCTATCTCGACAACGCGCAATGCTGCGCACGTTCCGTCTGCGGCTTCACCTAACTTTTCTACAACCGCAACTAAATCAACATCTTTTCTATCTTTGAAAAAGTCACGCTTACATAACATCCCTTTTTTGCCTGATACTCCTTTTCTGCTGTAATTATCTGCAAACGTAGAACCGATTTCTTTTCTGTCCCATTTAATGCCTTTAAGATCAAGCAAAGCCTCAAACGCAACATCAGATATCCCAAACCCGCCATAACACGCGTTATAAACGATCTTTGTTTTTTCTGTTTCATTAGTCATCATCTTATCCCTTCACTATTTTCTCATTATCAAACCAGCCCGCAAGGCCGCTCACAATCTCACTAAACCACACACACACAACAAACAGAACAACTAACCCTACTACCGCAAGCATATCCTCAAGCACTTCCCTCTCCGCTTGCTTGCGCTCTTTTTTGCTTTCAATAGTCCGCATATCGATTCCTAACTTTTCATATTCGTTATTGTTGTCCATATCTTTAATCATCTTTCTTTTTCTGCTACTGTTAAATTGTTGTGTAGTTTTGCTATAGCATTAGCTTGCCTTAACTCATCTGCACGTCTTAATCCTCTCGCGTTGCCTGCGTTGTCAAAATACTCACTATCTTGCACTCTGCCCGCTCTATTGCACCACAAGGTTACAAAACCCGACTTTCCTGTAATTCTAACCTCTTTCAAAACATAGTCACCGTTTCTGCCGTTTGTTACCTTATACATCATCTTTCCTTTTCTTTCATTAAACTATCTTATGACGCAACCCCGCAGGGTTACGCTTTAAGCTAGTTTATTGTTTTTTTATCTACTCAACAACTCTGCAAGGCTCTTTTTTACGATACTCTTACTGCAAGCACCGCTTAAAGGCAGCGCGTCTCTAGTTTCAAATAGTAACGCGGTCCAAGCTGGCATAGAGACAACCCACGCAACATGCCCCATGTCTTGCAAATCCCTAACATGCTCTTTTGCTTGCTCGCTACCTTCCTTGTCATGATCAAACTCTATATCATAACCATCGTTAGTAAACACAACTAGTCTAAGCTTTTTTAGCTTGTCTTTGTTACTACCTTGCATATTAATACCCCGCCCAAGCGCGTAGCTCTTTAAAGTCATTAAAAACCCGTGTTTCGCCATCTTCTAATTCATGCCTCACCACAACGTTTCCTTTGCTGCTACCTAAGTACCAATCATGAGCCATTGCCCATTGAATTTGCTGATTAGTCATTGTCGTGTCCTCTCGTTTGATTAACTCGTGCCATATCCCTTGCACATATCTGCACTAACGGTCAAGTATTTTGTTTGTTGAATGTCGCACTAATGAAAAACAAATATACATATGTGACATATACCACACACTATACCATCGCCTATAGCCTTGCTCATTGGGTGATAGGGTAGTGTGGCGTTATTTGGTGGACGACAATGGACGATCTAAAACGTTATAGATGGTGATTAGCTTGCTATGTGGGGTAATATGGTAGTGCTTGAGGGTTTTAGTCAGGAATTAAAGGGGGGGGGTATACCCCATTTTTGAGTTGGTCGCGTTTGCTATATAAAGACAACCTTACAAAAAAAATTAACAAAAACAAAATAGTGAAATTTAAAGTATGACGAGTTAGTGTTGGGTTTGGTGAAGAATTTTAAAATTGAGTTAATTCGCCTCGCGCGCGCGTGCGCGATAAGTATGATGTGAAGGGTGTGAGAGAGGGTGTGAGAGAGGGAGAGGGGGGGGGAAGGGGTAGCTAGGGGGCGGATATGAAATGCAATATGTAATTTTACATAAAACAAAGATAATACTAGACAATCGGAGAAATTGTGTTAAAAATAATCAACCCCGCAAAATTTATGAAATACGAGTTAATGAAATGACCGAGTTAGCAGTATCCAAAAATATCGAAATGTTTTCAGATATGCAAGTGCAGGTGGCCGCGCAAATGGCTGCCGCAGGTTATGACGTTGTAGGCATTGAAACTAGCGCAGGATTAGAGAGCGGACAACTTGCGATATTAATGCAAGATACAAGATACAAAGAACTATCGACAGAAGTTTCGCAAGAAATAGCTAGTAATGATTTAGAAACAGACTTGTCTTGGGATAGTGTAGAGAAGAAAGCATTAGCAAGTTTAAGTTATGACTTAGCGCACCATGACGGTGAATTAACTGTTATGGAAAAAATTTCAGTAGCAAAACAAGCTAACGCTGCTCGTCGGCGTGCAGGTAGACTTGGAGAGCATAACCGCCGAGGTAACGGCGAAGGTGTGATCAATGGTGATGTTAATAATAACACTGTGATTAATTTGCAGTTACCAGAGGTAATTACTGATCGGTTGAAAAAGATCGAAAACAGTAGTGGTGAGATTTATGAGCATGAAGCTAAAGAAGTGTTTGATCCTAACGAACAAGGCGAGAGATTAAACGTAGAAGATGTTGAAGAGATTTTCGGGTTAGATGTTACTAGCCCTGATCGACAATTTGCTGCGGACGATGATGCGCGTATGTTTGACAAGTTAATCGAAGATAAATCTAAAGAAGAAATGAAAGATGATTTTTCCGGTTTCTTTGCGCAGCAAGAAGGTTAAGTAGTTAGCCGTGTCTAATGATTTTACATATGACGAAGTAGACCAGCTGGCTCAAGAAATGAAAGCCGCGTTAGATGGTCCTTCGACTAGCAAGTTTAAAAGCATTGACGAGTTGCTTGAGGTTAACATGCCTGTCGAGCAACTGCGCGAGATATTAAGAGTTGATCTGCGGTTGTGGATTATGTTTTGTCTTGTGTATGAAGAAGGTATTAACTCCGGTACTCCTGATTTTCATATCTGGGGGTTAAAAGAGATGTTAAAAGAGAATGAAAAACCTCTTGCTATCGCTTGGCCTCGTGATCATGCAAAAACAACGTTGGCTAAGATAGCAGTTGCGCATTTGTTAACTTTTAGTAAGAAGCGATTTTGTGTTTATATTAGTCATACTCATAAAGTAGCTAAAGCTTCTGCGAAAGATATTAAAGATATATTAAACAGCCCGCTAATGCGGCAAGTGTTTGGTTCGATAATCTTTGCGACTAACAGTGACGCGTTGGGAGATTACGAGTTTACTTGGCGGGGGAAGATTTGTTTCTTAGTAGCGTTGGGTGTTGGTATGCAAATTCGTGGTACTAACCGAAACAACAAACGCCCAGATATCATGGTGTTAGACGACGTTGAAAGCGCCCAAGAAGGTGAAGAGAATAAACTAGGCTACGCAGGTATTGATACGTGGTTTTATAGTTCGGCTAAGAAAGCCATGGACAGTAACGGGCATACTATTCTCCAGATAGGTAACTTCGTTGCGAGTAAGAGTTTCTTAGGAGATAACTTGAGAAGTCCTGACTGGAGAAGTCAGATTTTATCTGCGGTTACTAAGCAAGGAAGACCTCTCTGGGAAAGTAGATGGTCGCTTGAAGAGTTAAAGCTTGATTTAATTAGCTACATGCGCCGGAGTAAAACAAGCGTTTGGTTGTGCGAAATGCTCAATATGCCGTTGAGTGAGACGGGGCAGTTGTTAAAGATTGACGAGATTAAATTTGAAGAAGAACTAGACCCGTTTGATAAAGATATCAAGTTTAGGTGTATTACTGTAGACCCTGCGATTGCAGAAAACAAACGGTACGCAGACCAAGCCGGTATCGGGGTGCATTGTTATCTTAACGGACGTTGGCAGTTGGCAGAGATTAAAGGGGTTACTGGTAAAGGTCCGTATGAGTTGTATCGACTGATAATGGAAATGGCTGAGAAGTGGCATGTTAGTTTAGTCGGTATCGAGTGTGAAGGTTATCAAGAAGCTTTAAGGCAGGTATGTATTACCGAAGCTGAAAGAAGCGGGCTTGGTTTTATGAAATTTGTCGAGTTAAAAACAGGCAAGAAGCGTAAATCTATTCGGATTAGTGCTTTTGCTGACATGGTTAAAGAAGGTTATTATACTGTTGCCGTTAGCGGGTTAAGTGTGCTTAGGCAGTTAGCAGAGTATGATATACATGCGAAGAATAACAAAGACGATTTAGCAGATACTTGCAGTTACTTGCCGCAAATGGTGGATAAGTACAGTGAGTTAATGTTACCGTATATGTTTACAAGAGAACAAAGTACGGTACTGGGAATGAACAACGCGCTTTATGCGCAGAACTTATCACCTACAAACGCTTATGCAAGGTATTAAATCATGGCTAAGAGAACTAAAAAAACCAGAGAAGAAACCAAGCGTGTTCGCGTTGCGGCAGATCGGTTAATGGGCAAAGAAAAGCACGACAAACTAGTTGAGCGGATTTTTGAAATAATTAGTCCGGGGATTATTAATCACCAAACCCAAGTTAATAAATATTGTGGTTTGTTGATATCCTTAGCTGCGATGCCTATTGCCGATAATGTTGACAAGGCTAAAGCTGAAGCTTATGCGCTGGGCGAAAGTACAGTAGTTGGAGACACAAGGTATCCTAAAGCCTTGGGGCATATTAACAGCGTTGCGATTAGTATTATGCAGGTTTTGTTTCCTGCAAGACAGATGTATGGTAGTGTTGAGGTTCAATCAGACAAGCAGCGTGAGACTAGTGGGCTAGTAGCTGCAATGAATATTCATGCAAAGCAGTTTAAGCATTATACTAATTTGAGCAGGGTTATTACTGATAGCTTGGCGTTGAACTTGGGTATTGCGATTAATACGTGGGA